CATCCAAGAAGCCCGTTCGATGAGTGAAAGCAAGATAAAACTGTTTCGGCAGAAAAAGAAAGGCATCAATCGGGATGTTGCTGAAGGTCTTATCCTGTCGAAGCTGTACAAGGACGGTTTTTTCATTTTAGACGAGAAAGCCAAGACTGCCGTGGTGGACGCCCGGAAAAACCATATCATCGAATTGTACCAAGAAGAGAGCTACGAAGACGTTATATCGATAATAAATAAAACGGCTAAAGGGCTTGAAAAGAATGGGTACAAAGTGACCGTGAAACGATTGGAGCTTTTAAAACCGTGACAATGCCGCTTATTCAAATTGCAATTCGAGGCGATGGCGATCAAGAGCCAAAAGTTTTAGAATCGTTTGATCCTGAAACCTATATGGTCCAATTCGTTCTAAGCAACGGTGATAAAGTTCTGGTTGTCCATACGCTGGATGACATCGTATTCCGCAGAATAAAGGAAGGTGAGTAAGGTGAGTAAGAGTTCCCAGAAACATAAGAAAGGTGCTTTCGGAATAGGCGGCCAAGCCCGGCTGGTTCTCCGCGACAAGCAGTATCGTGCAGCTAAAAAGAAGGAAGCTTTGGCAAAGCGCAAGGCTACTCTAGAAGCAAAAAAGAAAGAAGAAAGTTTGAACAACAAACCGGTGGTATGATATAATAAGCGGCGTAGCATACCGGCATACACGGTTGGGCGAACGCAGAGCCAGATCGGTGCGATACCATAGGCAGTTGTGCCTAGAGCGACAAAACAACACGGAAGCGAGGCCGCAAGGAGGAAGAAAATGCAGGTCGAAGTGTGGTGTGATATGTGCGAATGTTATTTTATGGTTGAAGCATCTGACGATCAAATAGAAGCATCAGAAGTTAATTGTAATTGTCCTGATTGCGGCCTGAATGAAGACCGTCAAATACTTAGCGCCTAAGATCGCGCCATCATCCAACAACATGTTCCACCTGACAATCAGTAGATTGCAGGTGAACAAAATGTTGGATGGATAGCCAACCACAAAACAAGTTTTACGGACTTCGTGCGAAAAGGAGAAAGAGATGGCTAATTTTGATAAAAACAGGTTTGCAAGTAAGAACCAGCAGTTTGAAACACCTGATAGCTTATTTAATGCTATCAATAAAGAGTTTAATTTTACTTGTGATGTTTGTGCTTCAGAAGAAAATAAGAAGGTTCTTTTTTGCTATACAGAGGAAGATAGTTGTTTAGACAAATCTTGGTCTGGTGTGTGTTGGATGAATCCACCATACAAGGATATGAAAAAGTTTATTAAAAAAGCATATGATGAGAGGGATAAAGCTGTTACTGTATGCCTTATTCCTACAAGGACAAATACCAAATGGTGGCATGATTGGTGTATGAAGGGTGAAATTTGGTTCATTGAGGGAAGACCTAAGTTTAAGGGTTGTATTCATGGTCTACCACAGCCTCTCGCACTTGTGATTTTTGGTAGAGAATCTGGTGTAATGAAAAGTTTTAAGAATGTCTAACAACTGCTTCAACTTGACAAGGCGAGGTCGCAGGTTCAAGCCCTGTCGCGTTCATTGCCGCCCGGGTAAGGCAAGAAAACCGGAATCTGTTTTTTCAAGGAGAGAGTCATGGGAGTCAAGATCAAGAAGATCGAAGAGCATGTCTGCGATATCAGCGGACGCCCGTTCAAACGCGATGAGGAAGTTATCGAAAACTTCGTTATCGGTGAAACCAACTACCCCGAAGTTGCCGCGTCCACGGTCGAGAAGATCATGGGCTACGTGCAGCGCCTCGGTGCCGAGCCGAAGCCCCGGGAAAAGAAGTAAGCAATAAGCGGCCAAAGGTGGCCGTTTAAAATCCAAAGCAAGGAGGAAAGCTTGAAGAAGTTTTTTGCATTCATGGTTATCCTGTGCATGGTTTTCACCGTGTCAGTATACGCCATGGAACCCACAGGACCGCCCGGGGCGCTGTTCGATAACGTGGTGTTTGGAATTCCCCAGCCGGTTCAAGCAGCGGGCGTTGCCATGAACCTTCCGGTTCTGTTTCCTGATCGGGAACAAGTCAATCCTTTGATGTATCTTCAGTCGTGCTGGGCGATTCCCGCTATGCTGGCTGGCCTTATGTGTGGCGCTATGGCAACTACTATATTTGACAGCTATCGCCAAGCAATACTACTTGAGGCCGAAAAGGTACCCACCGCAGCTTTTAAGCTATTTGCCTGATGCCTGACCGCATACTGGTAGCGGTCTATAGGATACAAACCCAGAGCTAGTGATAGTACATAGGGGAGCGGCACCTGCGGTGTACGCTCCCCATTTTGTTTTGAAAGGTTGGGTTATGGAAGAGTATAAGTTGGTGGTTACCACCCAGTTTTCCGAAAGTAAAATAGAGCAGTTCGAGAGCGTCGAGCTGGATATATTCTTGAATAAGACGGTATCGCGGATCATGGACTTGCGGGATGCCGGAGTTCGTGAAGCACTTGTTACGCTTGGGTGGACCCCGCCGAATATGTGCGTGGCCATGGAGCCTTTACCAACCATACAAGACGTTGCCACAAAGATTGAGGTTATCCAGTCGGCGTATTCGGATAATCAAACGGAGAGGATGGCGGCGGTCGCACTGGTATTGCAGCAATGGTACGAGAGCAAGTTGAAGCCGGTTATCGAAGGGCTTCGATACTACGCTGACGATGGTTTGTTTGGTGACAAAGCGCGGCAAGCGTTGCATGACTACGAGAAAGGGGTATAGGGTGGCACTGCCTACGTGGGATGAAATGGCCAGCATAAGCATACGGACTTTGGTTGAGGCTAAAAAGTACGAGGGAAAGCAGATATTTTATTTGACGCGATCGGATGTAGATCGTTCGGGCCGTGGTTACTATTTTGTTAAAAGTATTCACGTTGGTAAAGTTACCAGTAAATATTTCCATAGTGAGGATGGGTCCGAGCTTGAGTATAAATCGATCATTCGGATCAAGGTAAAAGAGCCAGAGGTAAAAACATGCTAGACACCAAACGCATGAGATGGGTGCCCGACATCAAGAAAGAAACGTTGACGCCTGAGAGCATATCCACGTGGTATGCCGAGGCGGTTGTTGAGTTTAAATATATGGACAAAGAATATCCGGGAAGATGGACTCTTGAAGAGTACATCGGTAACTATATATTTGCGAGGGTAACGGAATGAACCAAGCGCAGGAAGTATCGGTGAACGCTACGTTGGCCGAAATCCGTAGGGAGATGGTAAGTCACGAGGCTACCATGACGATGCTTCGTGCGAAGCTGCTTCAACATGCAGCTTATTTTGAGTCGTACACTGAGATGTATTGCTTTATCAGAAAGCACACCCCCACGTTTGGGGATTTTTGCAAAGACATGCTGGACGCTTCACCGATATTCGATGCGGCACAAAAGAAACGAGAGAGTGGAGGTAACGATGATACGAACAGGTGATACGGTGGTAGCCGAGGTCATGTCGAGCAGCGTCATGATGTGGAAGCGCGGAAGGGTGACTGAAGCGTTTCGTGTCGGGGATCACTGGGAGTACGATGTGCTTTTGGGGCATTCATTTGGGCAGAAAGCCCGGGTGGATGAATTTCATATTCGCAAGATAGCCACGGGGAGGGACGTGTAATGGGAAGCGGTAAAGTGGAAAGTGGATGGCTGCTTGAGGGTAAAGGTAAGGACGGCTATCCTGATTATTTTAAAGGATCACCATCATGTGCTGATTATACGTGGACACGTGATAGCCTTGAAGCTATTCGTTTTTCTCGAAAAGAAGATGCGGAAGCAATCAAGATGACGTTCCTTAAAGACATAGGGTGTGAAGCGGTCGAACACCAGTGGGGGTGGTAGCACAATGGAAAAAGAAAAGTATTTTGTTATAGCCCAAGCTGGAAACGGGATGAAGTGGGACGTTGTATCTCAGCTTACCGAGAACTATGCGGAAGGGGAGGGGCAATGAGCATACCTAAAGAGAATGTACGAGAATGCTATTATTCTGATTGCCCTTATCACCCAAAAGATGCGCCGATAGCAGTATGTGATGGATCACTATGCACGGTGATGGGTGAACTCTATGAGTTGCGGAAATTAAAAGAGAAGATGCCAGAGACGGAGATAGGTGCTTTGACCGCCGATGGATTCGATGCTGCAATCATAGGGGTAGGCCAGCGGTGCAGCAAGCAGAGCATCGTGGTTTATTCAGCTAACAAGTGTCTTGAGATACTTGAAGGGCAGGGGATGGGAGAGCAGGAAGCATTGGACTATTTCGATTTCAACGTAGCCGGTTCATGGGTAGGTGAAGGGACCCCGATGTTCGTGTGGGAAGTGGACGCTGAAATGGTAGTGGACCATCTAGCTGGTGCACCTGACGAAGAGGAAGAAACAAAGGGGAGGGGGACATGAAAATCACGTTGCATGGGAAGACCCATAGTGTATTTGAAATGGATATAGATACGGATGAGCCGCGTAGCTTTGCGATTTACGGTTTACGTTCCGATGGATGCAACTGTATCCATGCGGATATACACTACATACCTGAGATAATAGATATGCTGACTCAAGGGCTGAAGCTATTGGAAATCTATAATCCGAAGGGGCCGGTGAAGCCTGATTGAGCTGGCAATACGTTTGTAGGATGTGGTTGAGACACGGGGGCGGGATATGTGCAAAATAATTTGCATGTGCACGCCTCCCTCTACCACTTTAAGCAAAATACCGGTGGTTTGGTTGAAAGGAAAGAGCATGCGGTTTAAAATATTGGGAGATGCGCCCTGCGTGTGTACCGTAGCTTGCGGGTGTGTATACCGAAAAGCCGGGGTGTGCGACGAGCCGAGAACAAACGCGAGTAATAGCGATGCTGCCTGCCATAGGTGGCATCCTTCGTTTATAAAGGCACATTTAACTGAATGTGAAAAGCAGAAAACAATCGATACAGATTTGCCGTTGGGCCGATAAGATATAAGCGGAGGTACATCAATGCCAAGCGTAGTCATGATCCATGTTTATATTTACATAGGGCACGACCGTTGTTTTCATGTTACCGATACGCTTCCGAAACCTGAAGAACAGAAAGACTACGTTAAGCAGGTGGTCGAGATCGAGTATTGGAAGCGCTTTCAAGAGGCTGAAAAGTTTTATCAGAAAGCGCGTGTTGATTTTATTTTCTACGCTAACGTTACGTCGAAAGAAGAAAAGGAAGGTGACTGACATGATGCCAACAACCAAAGCAGACAAGGCAGATGAGGCCATAGACCGGGCAGAGCTGCGAATAAACAACGTGGCAGTAAACGGCAAGGCATGGCACCTCATGAAGCTGGCCGAGGAATGCGGAGAGCTGGCCGCCGTCATCATGCAGTATTTCACCAAGGATGGCTGCATGTCCGAAATTATAGCGGAAGCTGCTGATGTTGAGATAGCGTTGGAGCACTTTCGCATTATTGCAGAGAGCTTCCTTCCGGGCGACATGGAGGCTTATAAAAAGTCAAAGGATATGGCAATTGTGGAAGCCATGGATGAGAATGCACGGGCGGGGAAGACCATGAACAACGGCCTCGTGCTTCGTGTGTTAGGGGGCAGGTAATGGTACAAGTAGGTGAATACTATTCATGCGTCGATGCCCGGGGCTTGAGCTTTGTGGAAGTGAAGCGGATCGAGGCAGGCGTCATTACAGTTCGGACGGTAGGCAGTGGTAAGTACAAGTTTTTGCCTATAACGCGTTTTGACGTTAAGCGCGGAGGCTATATGCTATCCAATAAGCGTATGGCTGAAGAGTACGTCAACAAAAAGAAAAAAGAGAAAGAGGCCAGCCATGGATGATATCGACGTAAGTATCCGTGACATCGAGATTGATTTGTTTGCCGCGATGCTGAACGCGAAAAGCCTGAGCGTGGAAGAAAGCATCGAGTGGGGAAACAAGCTGCTAAGGTATGGCGACCTTGTGAAGAGCAGGCATGTGAAAGAGCTTGAAGACAGGGTATCGCTCATGATGCTTGGCAACTGCAAAGGCGTAGACATACTCGATGCCAAGTGCAAGAGGATTGCTGAACTGGAAGAGGCGTTGGCAATTTGCGCTACGGTTATGCGGGATGCCCAAAGTGACTTGCGGACCGAAAACGTTATGCATTACCAGCTTGGCAATGCCATTCGTGTTGCTGAAGAAACGGTGTGCTGACATGGAAGTAAAAGTAGGACAGCTTTGGCAAGAGGCTGATAACCGGCATGTGCGCAAAGTCCGAGTGCTGGCCGTGCTTGAAGACACCGTGGTTATCGTTACGGAATCGGATAGCTGGAAGACGACAAGGAAGTTCGTTCCGACCCGGGCGCGGCTTGATAGGTTCAAAGAAGGAATTCGGGCTTCTCATTCCGGGTATTTTTATGTGTCGGGGTAGACTAGGGCATATAGAGATTGTGGATTTGGATGCAAGCAGCGGGAACCAGTATCATGCCCTCGTAGTAGCTGAATTGACGATGCGAGACTACTTAAACCATATTGGTCATTTTGTCTGGTAATTACATGTTTTACCATGTGGACGTTAGTGGTGTTTGGAAGAGCGAGGTTCGTGACATACTCTTATCATTTAGTATTACTGAATCTTTAACGCTTAGAGGTTTAAGAAGCATGAGCGTAATGTCACCTATATCTATAGCAAGGTCCAGTGCCGACGTGTACACAGCTCCGATTGTAAAGTCGTATACAGAAACTGAAGGGTTCATGGCACTCTATGAGGTACATTCCCTGTGGTATCCAAAGTTATCTGAATTACCTTTAGACAACTTGGTTTTTACTTCAGTTATGCCAAAGAGGGACTTTCTGGTTAGGGTTACCGGGTTACGCGATCCTGACTACACTGGCACCAAAGGCGTAGCCAATTTAACCGCGTTGTTTCTGGGATAGCCACTTGGTTGACAGGATTCTCCATGCTATACTTAAAGTAGTAGGAGGACTTGATCCCGTATGGCACGAAAGAAAAGTACCAAGCACGGCGCTGCACCGAATTTCATAAGCGTCGATGCCACTATAAAGCAATTACAGACCCAGCTTGTCGATCCAACAATCCAATCATGGCTATGGCACGGTTCTAAGGGTATCCGGGAACGCGTGCTTCAGCTTAATTTCCGTACCCTGCGAAACATCTCACAACGTCTTCCCATTATAAATGCGATCATCAATACGCGGACGGACCACGTGTTGCCGTTTTGCAAGATGGCAACGACTGAAGGGGACAAGGGGTTTGTTTTTGAATTGGAGCAGCGGACCCGGCATGAGCATGGGAAGGACAAAGTGGATGACGAAGAGGTCATGCAGCTTTCCACTTTCTTTGAGCAGACCGGATTTAATTTCGACCCGGACCGTGAGGATGATTTTTCCGATTACCTTACCATGATGGTCAGGGACATTTATGAAATCGATCAGATCGCAACGGAGATACAAAGAAACAGGCGGGGTGAGGTCGTTGCATTCTGGGGACTGGACGGAGCGACGATTGCCCGGGTGGATGATGAATCATCGTTTTCCAAGGGCATCCGATACGTGCAGACCATCGAGGACAAAATATACAATGAGTTCAAAGCTGAAGACATCATATTCGATTACAAGTACAAAAGGTCGGACATCAAATATCGGGGATACGGTTACAGCCCGGTAGAGCAGGCTATCGACGTAATTACGACACTTCTTTTTGGATACCAGTACATACGTGACCAACTCGTGAAGGACAAGATGCCGAAAGGCTTCATATCCGTTATGGGTGACGTAGCCAAGCCGCAGCTCGATTCAATCAGGAATTATTGGTATGCGGCGATGAGCGGCGCGGGTGGCAACTGGGCGATCCCTATTCTCCCTTCCGGCAAGGATGGCGTGGGCATAGACTTCAAAACGCTCGGCCAGTCAAACAAGGATATGGAGTACCATAAGACAATATCGTTTGTCAGCTCGATTGTAGCCTCGGTGTTTTCGATAGACCTCATGGAGATGGGTATCCGCTCTGAAGACAATGCAGGTGGATGGGGCGAACAGGGAACCACAACACGCATTCAGAACTCAAAATCACGCGGGCTTGCTTCCATGCTTTCATTTATGGAACAACACGTGAACAAGGTGTTGCGCAAAGTCACGAACAAGTATCGCTTTAAGTTTGTCGGTCTTGAAGTGGAGGATCAGAACCAGAAAGCGGATGTTCGAGGCAAGCAGATCAACGCATGGCGCTCCATTGACGAGATACGCAAAGAGGATGACCTGCCAGCGTTCAATGAGGATTGGTCCAAGATGCCGTTGAATCCGCAGGCAGTGCAAATATTTTTGCAGGGTAAAGCAGCCGAGCAGCAACAGGCCCAACAGCAGCAAGGCGGCGGGATGGATGACGGCATGGGAGGCGAAGGTGAGGACGCGGGACTGGATTCTGGTGGTGATCCTGAGTCTGCTGCTGACGGCGGCAACGGTGATACCGAGGGCGATGGGTTTGGGGACTTTCAAGTAGACGCTGAGCCTATGGAAAAGTCCCGGGCAGCATTCCGGGAAAAGACAGACGCCTTGGAGCGTCGAGTTCATATCGTGATCGAATAAGGGGCTGGTAATGAAAGAGCTTATTGCAAGTTACGCGCCATTCATTATAGACGTAGCCCTGCGAGGGGCTTTTATTGCTTTCTTGACGTTAGGTTTTGTTTACATCGTGGGACGCATGCTTTGCATCTTGCACAACAACACAGCCAAGAATGTCGTGGCGCTTATTGCAATGATCGGGGTTGCCTATTGGTCCACGCTTATTTACGATAAAGGCTTAGTGTCCGGGAAGCTTGAGGTTTATTGGCGCGTGCTTATTTATGTATGCGCGGCTTCCGTGTTTTATGTTTTGGTGGGCTTCAGTCTGTACGACCGGGTGAACGCATGGGCAAATGCCAAGTTTGGTGAACCAAAGAAGCGAGAGCCGAGAGCGCTGAAAAAGAAACGTGGGGCGGCAAAGTGAGATTCGTCATTCTCATGAAGGGAGCCAAGCGGCCCGTTGGATCAGTAAGCCCGAGCGGTAAGTCTAAAAAGATTGCCGAAGGGAAGTGGATCGCGGTGGCGTCTCGTGACAACCTTCCAAAGAGAGTGAAGGAAGCGGTTACCGTTCCCCCGGCATGGGTGAATGTCCAATACGCGAAAGACCCGAATTCCCGGATCATGGTTACCGGCGTGGATGGCAAGGGCAGGACGCAATACCTGTATAACCCCAAACACGTAACGTCTTCAGCAAAGGAAAAGTTTTCAAGGATCAACTCATTGAACCGTTCATACGATGATCTTGTGGCTGAGAACGCAAAGAATATGCGCAAGGGCAAAGTGGAAGCGGAATGCCTCGCGCTTATCATAGACACGGGGATACGCCCGGGGTCCGAAAAAGAAACGGATGCGACCGTGGATGCATTTGGTGCTACCACGCTTGAAGGACGGCACGTGCTCGTAAAGGGCGGGGTCGTCCGTTTGGATTTTGTGGGCAAGAAGGGCGTGCACTTGTCTATCCCTATTACTTCCCCTGAAGTGGCAAAGATGATGATTAAGCGAAAGAAGCTTGCGGGGGATACCGGCAAGGTGTTTGGAATAACCGGGGACCGCCTCTTGTTGTATACCAAAGCGCTTGGCAACGGGGCCGGATTCCAGAGCAAGGATTTCAGGACGCACGTAGCCACGCATGCTGCGATGCTGGCAATGAAGAAAGTCGGGCAGCCTGAGAACATGGCCCAGTACAAGAAGGCAGTATTGAAGGTTGCCGACGCGGTGGCCGAGAAACTGGGGAACACGCGCAAGGTAGCGCTGTCGTCGTATATCAATCCAGCAATTTTTGAAAAGTGGAGGCGCAAAATTGAAGCAGCCTGAAGTGTATATCGGAAAAGTAGAAAACGTTCCGTGGAAGACGGATGTATCTCTTGATGACGATCATGAGCTTGAATCAACTCCGCAAGACGTTGTGGCGATACTTGGGTTTGACCCAAACGACGAAGGGGATTAAAATGGAAAAGTCTAGGAAGATGCCTATAGGCACAGTGTCACGTGGTTACACCAAGATGGCTGAAGGTAAGTGGGTTAAAATTAAGCAACCAACTCAAGTCAAAGCGGAAAGCGAAAGCGAAACCAGCGAGTCTAAACAGAGTGACGCAGCGCCTAAGAAAAAAACAGACGGGGGTTATTCTGAGATAAGCCACGCCATGGGTTTTAATGGCGGCAAGATAGACTGGAAAAGCGTAACCAAGCAGCAAGCATCGAAGGCGCTTAATTCGTCTCATGGAATGTCAAAAGCATACTACGATAGGCTGCGTGGCATAGAGTCAGGTGGCAAGTCACTGAAGGCTAAAAAGAAATTAAGAAAGTCTAGTATGGCCTTGTGTATATGGGTTAAAAAGTAATGTTATCGATACCCGTGTGGCGCTACGCAAAGAGCGGCAATAAAATATTGGATATCCTAAACAAGGCTATCGTTTATTTCACCGGGTCAGCATACACGCACGTTGGACTTTATTTTAAAGGGTACCTGTACGAGCACGCTATCTGGGAAAATAATAAAAAGAAGTTGGTAAGCGGAATACGGGTTACCTCGGCGTTGGACCCGGCCATTCCTTCCCCGTCATTTTGCATGGCACCGAATTACGCGCCGAGTTATAGGCTTGAAAGAATTGAAGAGGCGTTAAGTTCGTATCACCAGTATTTAGAGCCTAAGCAGGTACAGGGCATACCTGTACTTTTATTCATTTGGTATACGCGATGGTTCTGGAAGAAAATTGGTTGGGTCCCGTTCCATTGCAATTTGTATGGGGTGGCATCTGCCTCGTTTGTGGATCGGGTAATGATGAAGGCACAGTTTGATTTATTTCCTGAAGACTATAAGAATGGAATGGTACCGGGGCAGTTTGTCTCGTTGATCGGTTGGCACTCCGAAAGAGTTGCATACTATAAAGATTACGATGGGAAGAGGGGACCGGATGAAATTACTTAAACCCAGTGAAATGCTCAAGGCCATGACTCACAAGTATTTGAGGCGCTATAAGGGATCGAAGGGCGAGTGGGAGTACGTGTACGCCCAGCCTAAAAAATACAGGCAGCCGGGCGCTGCTGAGGCCGAGGGCACCGGGCAGAAACAAGCTTCCAATAAACTTGTTATAGGAAAGAAAGAATCGAAGGCCGAGCCTGAAGCCGAGAAGCAGTCTACCGAAAAGAAGCAGGTGCAGTCCGCGCATACGGGCACCTTGAAGGGTGTAACCGAAAAAGAAGTTAAGCGTTTGATGCAGCATTACGCTCGAAGGCCAAAGGGCATGGGGCGCGAGAAGACCATACAGACCAAACGCGATTTGGATATCCTGCTTACGAAAACCACGTTCTCTCTCATGAGTGCCGGACGTAATCCGGAAAATGAAGAGGACATGAAAATGACCGATGCCCAGATTGCAAAAAGGCATGACCAACTCGTCGCTACGTTGAAAGACGAAGGTTATATTTTTACGCAGTGCAAGGGCAAGTACGTGAATCCTGAAGAGAGCTTCATGGTAATGGCACATGATGCCGACCGAGCGAACATGATGGCCATTGGTAAAATGTATCATCAAGACGCGATTGTATTTTGCACCAAGGGAAAAGCGGAGATGATAAAGACCACGGGAGAGGACGCAGGCACGGCAACCATGGCGGGAACCGGCTACGATATAGTTCCCGATGCCAAGGATTTCTATACCAAGATGCCGCTGTCCACGGGCGAAAACATAAAGTTTTGCATGTCGCTTTCAGATTTAGCAAAATCCATCGGTACTTTATTCAGCAAGCTGTTTGCCAGTAGGCCGATCATTCTTGTGAAGTCCAAAAAAAGCTGGTTGTGAAACACGCATAGGGGATGCCATGAAACTTGGAATAATTACGAACGCGGTAGACTGGCGAAGTCGAAAGCTGCAAGGGAAGACCACTTATCAGGGTCTTCCCGTTTCTATTGAGAACGAGCGCGGCAGCATTCGGCAGGGTACGTCCGAAGACGGCCATGTATGGAGAACGTTCATGCACATGGCCTACGGGTATATTCGAGCCACTGAAGGTACCGATGGAGATCACGTCGATTGTTACCTCGGACCAAACCAGTTTTCTGATAAAGTGTTCGTGATTCATCAACAGGACCCGAAGACAAAGGCTTACGACGAAGACAAGGTTATGTTAGGATATAATAACGCGTTGGAAGCAAAGCACGCGTATTGCCGACAGTACGATTCCCCGGGGTTTTTCCAGAGCATGTCGGTGTACGATATGGCCACGTTCAAAACAATGTTGAAGGATCGGGTAGGTATGAAACTGAAAAAGTCGTCTGAGCTTGACCCTACGTTTTCAAAGCTGAAGTCTAAACCTGTAGTGTACACCGCAGAGCAGAATAAGGATAGAAAAGCGCTAGTAGCTGCTCTTAATGCTTCAGGTCTATTGGAAGGCAAGAATAGATACAATTTAAAAGAGCTTGAAGGTTTTCCAAAAGGCGTGGACCTAGAAAATTGTGATATGATTCGCCTCACTTCAAGCGTGGCGTATTTTGAAGCCGGTGGCGATTGGCAACAGGGCGTCATCATCGGTGTTGGTTTAAAAGGTGGGAAACTTCAAGTGGTAAGCCTATATGATGGAATAACCGCGCAGCCGCGTAGAGAATTAGCGGCAGCATTAAAAATAGAGAAAGCTTCCAAGCTTGCTGAGAGCTTAAAGCACAAGGGCAAGTACCAAGTAGGCAAGAGTACGAAAAAGATTCGACCATCACAACTTGCCATGGGAATCCATACTGAGATGGAGCATACAGACGACAAAGAGGTTGCCAAGCAGATCGCGCTCGATCACCTTCAGGAAGACCCGGAATACTATACCCATTTAGCTGAGATGGAATCCAAGAATTTGGAAAAGGCAAAAAAGATGCCAGTAGGCACGGTGTCTAAGGGGCGTAAGAAAGTAGCTGAGGGCGACTGGCGCGATGTTCCAAAAGGTAAGGCTGCCGTTGTCGGTATATCTTCAAAAGACAAAAAACAAATTAAGACTGTAGCTGAAAACATTGCAGAGAAAACTTTTGATAACAATGAGCATACTGTTCAGCCATACGACAACAAAGAGCTTATGGCTGCAATTACACTTCACGAAAAAAAATATGGTGAAGAGGCAAAAGGGATTTTATTACAAGAATATGCTCGAAGGTATAACAAGTTAAATGGGTTATTACGCTCAGAGGGCGACTCATTTAGGGAAAACAGAAAAGCGAAAACTTCCGAAAGTCCGTCGAAGAGTGTATCGGTAAAAAAAGGTAACCAGTATGTCATTTGGGGTGTCGCTCCGGGGAAGGATTACGAAGACCTCGTGATAAGCGACAAGGTTGATTTGAACGACAGTAATAAAGAAGAGGTGTTGAAAAAACTGAAAGCGCTTGGTGTAACCAAAATGCGTGTTGTCAAGTTGGAACCGCTTACTGATGCTAGTGAGGTTGCTGGAATGTTCGCTGCGGGTGTAAAGGGTAAACCCGAGGCTGTAAAAATTAAGTCGAAAGAAGTATATCAGGTAACACCAATAAAAGATCAGGAAGGTATGTTTAGTATACTCGACACCGATACGGGTAAAACAGTTAAAATGTATGGTCAGCGCGGGGTTGACGCATTTATAGACCGTTTAAAAGAAATGAAAAAAGCTGGGTTTAGTGACTTGCAAGAATATGTTAAACACAAAAATACGTTATATGCTGAACGAATAAAAAAAGAAGATGATGTTAAGCTAATGATTGAGCAAAAAAAAGAAGACAACTTTAATACTACAAAAACTGGGCTTTCTGTGTATGTTGACATGGGAAAAATAAACAAGTTGTCCCCAATGGTGCGTGGGCGTGTTATAAATGCATTACGCAAGCAATACAACCATAATAATAAACTCATGTCACTTCGAGATATAATAGATAGCGGGGAATATTCTGAGTTTGCTGAAGTACAAGTACCTCAAGTGGTTTTTAACCGAACAAAGTATAATAAAATGGATAATAAACAACAAGTTGAGTATGATAAAAAAATGGAAACTATGAAAGTAGACTACGTGCTTAGGAGGCGTGATCCAAAAGGGTACGCTATTACTTTGTCAATACCAAAATTGGTATACGAAGTATTAGAAGCATCTAAACCTAAAGGGATAAAGAAGGCATCTGATATTTTATATGATTTGGAAAAGGCCAAAGCGTTACCCGAGGGGACGCGCCGGGTGTATGGCGGTAGGAAAGTAAAGAAGCAGGGCGGCAAGTGGGTAGCGGATACCGATGGCAAGCAACCGGCAGCCGATGAGCCAGACCCGAAAAAGCGTGGAGCTGCCGCACCGGATTCCACGAAGCGAAATAAGAAAGACCCGGAAGACGTTCGAGGCAGCAAGAGCGGATATGGTACGCACAATATCGAAGTGGGCGACACTTTGGAGTTTAAGGGGAAAGACGGAGACACCATAAAAGGTAAGGTCGTGGCTGAGGGCCAAAAGGGAGCGTCAGTCGATATAGGTAATAATAATATACGGAAAGTGGAATGGAATAAGGTTACCGGCTTTTCAGGTGAAGGAAAGAAGACGCCGGTAAGTTCCGCACCTGAAGGATCATCCACAGAATACGTGGAGCCTGCGTCGTTCAAGGCAGACGACTGGGCAGCCAAGATGGATGATCCCGCTATCACCAAGGATTCCATTCTTGACAAGGCAGAAGAGGCAGTCCCGGGGACCCGTAATCGAGTTGATGCTGCCGAGGCGCGTTTGGCGCATATTGAGCAGACCATTCATAAATACAGGATATCTGGGGAAGGTGCTGGCGCGGTATATGATGAAGATCGGACTCGGTTGCACGAGGATATTATTCGGAGCGTCATACCCCCGGAAAAGTTTCTTGCTGCAAAGCCCGCGAAGGGTGAGAAGCCGGTACTGATAATGCTCGGCGGTCGTGGTGGATCGGGAAAGTCATGGTTCAAAGGCCAAGTGTACGATCCTGAAAAGACCGTTGTGCTCGATGCCGATGAGATCAAGGGCATGCTCAAAGAATACGAAGGGTGGAATGCTTTTCAGGTTCACGAAGAGTCTTCAGACATCCTTGAGAAAGTAATGTCCATTGCACAAAGCTATGGTTTAAATGTTGTGGTTGACGCTACCATGAAGACGCCGCGTTCGGCAGTGGGCACCGCGCAACGTTTTCTTAACAGTGACTACTCGCTTGAATGCCACTATATGCACTGCCCGAGAAAGATCGCGGCAGAGCGGGCGTTGTCAAGGTTCATGGGAAAGTCCGGGAGATACGTCCCGGTCGATGTCATTTTAGGGAACACCAAAAACGAGCAGTCGTTTGAGATGGTCCGGGAGATGGCCGATTCGTGGTCGTTCCGTGACAGTAGTGGAGGCCCGCCGCCTAAGCTGATATCGGGAGAGGGTAAAGGTCGCTTTATGGAAAAATCATTACGCAGAAAATATCTTTCTGAGTTGTTTAAAGCCATGACCGAAAAGCCAAAGGCAGAGCCGAAAGATGAGAAGGCACGAGAGAACGCCAACAGCTACGATATGTACGATTTCCGTGAGCCTTCCGATGGCGACCCGTTCAATGGGATGCCCAACCTGAAAAAGGATTTTGATAAACTTGTTTCCGGTAAAGATAAGGAAGCGGTAAAGGGCAAAGTAGAAAAGAAGGTCGCAGCCAAAGAAGAGGCAAAGACTGAAGAGATAGAAAAAGCCATGGCCACGAAGTACATTAAAAAGGTATGGAGGAATGGCCGGTGGATTTATACCTATCCGGATAACGGCGCGACACGAAACCCTCGGCAGCTTCCGGATCACAAGGTATTGAAAAATCTTGGCGGGACCACGGGTGGCGCGATGCTGCTTGAACTGCCGGGCGGTGACAAGAAGGTGCTCAAGTATTCAACAGGTTCAGCACATCTTAAAGATGAGTATACGGCGAATCGTATATACGAAATACTCGGCGTGCCCGTTCCCCATGTCCAGCTTAAAGAAGGACCCAAAGGGCTGGGGCAGCTTGCCGATTATATCGAGGGAACCCCCATGGGCGAACTAGACAGCGAGACGCGGAAGAAAGCGGTCGAAAGTCTCAAGGCCGGTTTCGTAGCCGATGCGTTGCTTGGTAACTGGGATGTCCTCGGCTTGGCTGAGGACAATATCATTTGGGATGGAAACAAAGCATGGCGCATAGACAACGGTGGATCGTTGCGCTATCGTGCTCAAGGTCAACCAAAGGGCGAGAAGTTTGAAGGTTCCGTAAGTGAAATTCAATCTATGCGCGATCCGTACAAGGGCGCGGGCAAGCGGGCATACTCCACGGTATCGGATTCCGATGTAGACGCTCAGATACAAAGGGTATTGGATAACAAGCAGATTATACTCAACGCCATCGACGATTTGGCATTAAGGAGAGTTATGGAATCCCGCATCAATTCGCTCGGGGCGCGTGTCCAGAAAAGTATTGGAGACATTAAGATACCCGACATGACGTTATTGAAAAGTGACATAGGGGATTGGTACCTGTGCGATCATGGCATGATGACTCGATTCTATTGGTTCCATAGCCTTGAAAAAGCTACAGGGGCCAAGATGCATTATACGGCGGCTGATATAAAAGGCCGAAATATGCGTTGGGTAACAATCCGTGGAGCCAAGGTTCTATTGCAGGGAACCTCGGACGGTGGGTATGTCGTGGTCGGCGGTGCGGGCGGCAAGCTGAATCACCTGAAGGTAGACAAGGTGCTTTCCCGGGAAGATTACGCAGAGAAGCGTAAGAAGGTCGAGAAGAAACGAAACGAAGACCTCCGGGAATTATCCAAAGAAGAGATGGCTGAGCAGGTGTCAAATCGAAAAGCTGAAGTGTCTGCCAAGAAAATTGCCCGGGAAGAGTATACCAACAAGGTAACGAATATTTTGGGTGTCACGCAGGAAGAGCTTCGTTCCCAGATAAGCGCTGCCGAGATGGATGCTATCGCGGACAAGGCCAAGGCCATGGTAGAGGGCAAGGTCAAAAACAAGACGCCTGAAGAGACGGATGCGGCGATTGAAGAGAAAACGAATGAGCTGGTTAAAAAGGCAGTCGTGGAGCAGACCAAGGATTTGGAAAAAGCAGCGCTCGATACGCTCATGAAGGACTACGCGCCCGGCGACCCGAACATGAAACCGGAATTGCGCAAGCTTTTGGACAAGGACAAGGCGATCCAGATACTTACGGCCCGGAAAGAGTTCAAGAAGGCCATGAAAGCGATCGGGAAGGGCCAAGCGGATTCCCATGTCACGCTTCGAGTGGGTGACACGTACTCAGGTGACTCCGAAAGCATTCCTGAAGACATTCTGGCAGAGATAGAGCAGCAAATAGAGACTCAGAAAAACATGCAGTTGTACGATCGGCTCAATGCGCAGTCCGATTCTATCCAAACCCACGTAGACCAAGGCTCTATTTCAGCTCTAAACGGGCTGCTAGGCGATATTTACGGCTCAGGCGCTACTTTCTCCACGGATACCATAGAAAACCTCGGGCTGGAAGCGGTAGTGCGTGCCGTGACGATAAAACTACAGTCCGATGGCAAGGGAGAAACCGTTAGAAAGGCTCTTGAAGAGTATTCGGCCAAGGAACGCGAAAAAGTGGTCACCAAGGCCATCTCGGAATCCGATAGGCGGTTTGCGAATGCCGATGAGCTGCGCAACCTTGCCCGGGATACCGATGATGCCGAGGCGATTTTGTCCATGGCGTCTGCAAACGGCCATGCCCTGAAGCAGCTTACTGCCGGGCAGCGGGCGCTTGGCACCGCCGTTGGTTCCCTTCGCGTGGTAGCGGCTATGATAAACGCGCTGGAAGACCCGCCCGGGGACGTGGTGCAGGTGGATATCGGAAAAGACCTTACACGTGCTCGTGACAAGGCAAAGAAAGCCGGGCTGCCAAAGGGATCGTACTCGATCAAGACTTTGAAAGAGGGCAGGTCCAAGCGTCTCGTGCTTGAGATACGAAAAGATCAGTTGGATACTTTCTTTACGCGTAATGAACAGCTTCGGAAAGATGAATCGATAACTGCAAAGATCAAGCGGCATGAGATGAATAACGGGTACCTTCCGACAGGTGTAAACCCGGGTGTAAAGTTGGATGCCGCACAGGAAGCCGGTTTGCGTTTCTTTATGGAAAAGAGCGCGGTCATCCTTGACTTTGAAGCAGGTATCGGTAAAACCGGTATGGCATACGCGGCCATGATGGAAGCGATGCACAACAAGGGAGCGAAAAAGATTCTTGTGGTAACCCCGGCCAAGACCCGTGGTGACTTCCATAAGCAGTCAAATAAGTTCCTTGAACCGGAGATGGCCAAACTTGTTCATAGTTCAACGGAAACCACTTCGAGAGCGGACCGGTTGGCTCGGCATAACCAAGACGGCATTCACATCATATCGCAGGACGCGCTTCGTGAAGACGCTGCCATGATTAAAGAGGCAGGCTACGACATGATCGTGGTTGACGAGATTCACGAAATGACAGCGGGCACCGGACAGGCTGGGCGGTTCAAGTCACTCATGGACATCTCGAACATCCCGCTCAAGATCGCCATGTCAGGCACGAACATCAAGAATAAGAAAAGCGAGTTGTACCGGAAAATCAACTTCATTGATCCCAACCATACGCTTGGTTCAATGAGCGAGTTCAACAGTCGGTACGATGGCTTGAATCAGGGAACGGGAATGTTTGCCGATGCTGCCAACGATGCTTTCCGGAAAGAGATATCTGAATGGGTATACACTCAGAAAAACGCGTTGCCGATTGAAAACACCGTGAGCACTGAGCGCTTGGCGCTTACCCCTGAGCAACGAAAGCGGTATGCTGCAAGCGAGAGTCAGTATAGAATGGACCGGGACGCCAAGAAGCCGGGAGCGTCGGCGCAGCGCGATTCCAGAAACTACGCGATCGTGACCAATGGCAATTCGACGCAGAATGCCAAGCTCGACAAGATGGTGGACATCATGAAAAACATCCACCCCGGGGAAAAAGCGGTTATCCATCTGTCGAAGCCCGGGTCCCCGGTTATCCATGCCGTGAAGACCGCAGTGGAACGCCTTGAAGCGGAATTCGGGCCGGGATGCGTTGGCGTGATTCAAGGTCAGGGTGAAGGATCATCCAATGCAGCCATTGCCAAGTTAAAGAAGCGATTCAACGATCCGGATGATCCGCTTCGCTTTATCGTTGGAACCAAGTCGCTGGAATCCGGGCACAACCTTCAGCACGGTGGCACGGTTACATTCCATTTGGATATCCCGGACAGCTACGCGGCTTTCCAGCAGCGAAACGCCCGTGTGTTCAGGAAGGGTCAGGATCGTGATACCCATGCGTATGTACTGAGCGGTACGAATCCGTTTGATATGCGCGGTGAAGACATCATGGAAACCAAGCGGAAAGAGCAAGAGATCATGGGCAATCCACGTGACGTTGACGCACTGGATGAGACAGGGTTCCTTGGGATGCTCAATAAATATGAAGCGGAGGCTCGTAATGAAAAACAGTCAGCTTGACGGCGACATGGCCAAGCTCGATAAGGAGCGTGCGCGGAGTGAATCATATTCGCTCATGATTATAAAGGAGCAGGAAGGAATTCTTGAAGCCACTGACGAAGGAATACGCCGGGTCAACGATGAGTTGAAAGCGCTTCGTACCCGGTTGGCCCCTTATGTCAGTGAGAATCCTGCAACTATGGATGAAAAAGGGGTGGACCTGAAGCACCGATACTCCATGAAGCTTCGAGAGCGCGACACGTTTGAAAAGGCTCGGTCGATGGCTGAAGAGTCAATCACCGCAGCAAAGATTCACATGATACCCGGGGAGCTTGACCGTATCCCCCGAGCGCCGAACGAAAAGGGTTACCATGGGCTGGGGGTTTAGTATGCGTCCGATAATGTATTTTATTATAGCCTTAACTTTTATGATAAGCGCGATGTTCAGTGCTTATAAATGGGTAACCTATAAGCATAAAAGATTGGCCGATGTGTTTCAGTGCGTGATTGCTATTCTACTTGGATCGGCGTACATAGTGTATACTATAGAGGTGGTGTACACACAAGTTGCTACCAGTGCATGGAAAATAGAAATTGAAAATATTCTGGATATCCTTTTATGGGTGGCCATAGCGTTGTCCATCGTAGTCCAATTGGCTGCCGAAATAAAAAGGAAGCGAAAAGAGGAAGGGCATGAATAATTGGTTGATGCTTCCGTCAAGCGCAAAAGCTCAAGACGTAATATGGTTGATGGTTTTTTTGGCTTTCCTTGCCGTGGTTGTGGTACTGGTATCAAAGCTTTTAAAACTGAAGCCCAAAAAAATAACGTCTAAAGACGGGACAACTTTTGATTTTGAAAACGCGGATGCAGCGATTGAAGGCACATGGCCATCATTGCTGCATCATAGGTTTTTTCAATTCATGTCGTCTGCCGAAAGTCCGGGATTCTTTTACTTTGATGGATCGGACAAGGGGCTTATCAACGAGACATTTTTACGGTTGAAGTTCAGCGTATTTAAAAAAGGAATAACCGATTACGTTGCCCGTTTGGAAAAAACGAATGGGGAAAGTATAGGGGCGCTTCCCGATATCATTCAGGTATTGGTGCGCGAGTACGAATCGAAATCTATAAACTTGAAAATAGCGTTAAACAACGATATCGAGATATGCGGCGTACCAAAGTCGTATATGAAAAAGTTCAATGTGTGGCACCTGCCCCACGCTAAACTGGTTATTGAGAATGTAACCAACGTGTTGGCTGATAGGCTGTATCCAAGCTGGCAGTCAAGGTGTGCCGCATGCCTTGAACATTTGTATTTTATATTCCAGATCACCATCGAAGACGGTATGCTTACGCTTCCGCAGCTTAATGGCGATCTCGATGAAGAAATTGTCGGTATGCACGATAGCTGCAATCAGTGAGGTACACCGTATGCTTTTGTTTATAAAGGGTAAAAAGAATATAAGCACTTTGGTTCCCGTTGAAAAGCAGGTAACCAAAAAAGGTAAAACGTTTACTCAAACCTTTTATGTGAAAGTGGACTACGATGAGTACATGGCCAAGAAAAACAAAAAGGTGGATGAGCCTAAGCAGGACAAAAAGAAAAAAGATAAGGTGTCGAAAAATCATGAGGCATACAATCAGCCGGATGGTACTTATGTAAACGTTAGGTTGGAGGCTGGTGGAGTAAACATGGCAGTACGGGTGCCCGATGAAAATGTGCACAGCTCGTTTGAATCGCGTGGCCATAAGTTTTTCGTATGCAACGAGTTGCAGGGATCGTCGCTCCATGACATCGAAATGCTTCCAGACTATCGGGTCTACGAGATGACAACTGGAATCGCGGTATCAAGCCCTGCGGTTACCCCTGAAGAGGCTATAGCGGATATGCATCATAAAATGGACCCTATGGCTCAGGAAAAAATTGACAGGATTATTGAACAAGCAGATAAGATAGGCAGGCATGACAAATGGAAAACAAAAATAGAGATAAACAATAACTTAAAAAAAATAACAGATTATAACGAGGCGACCGATACCCTGTTAAAGGATGTGTTTGGAGACGAGGGCATTGATAAGTTCAATGCGTTTCTTGCATTAGACAGGACTCATGCTGAGATTTCAAAATGGTTGGAAGACCGGCTGTTTAAAAACAAGCAAGAGTTTATAGACATGACTTCAGACATGGCGCGTAGGATTTTCGTAGAAGGCGACAAACAAGTAGACCACATGCTTGATGACGCGATACGCCTTAATCTTGACTGGGACGAAGTTGTTTCCCGGTATGCCGCTGTTAGTTATATCCGGGATGCTATAAAAAGTTCAGTGTTTGGTGGGCATACCTATCCGTCCGCAAGTGAAGTTGAAAAGTGGGCTGATGAGCATGAGGACCATCTTGAAAAAGGGCCTATACATTATGAGGGTCACGGAGTATCAAGTCATTCTGAAGAGGTTTCGTTTGATGACGACGAAATAATAGGATATGCATTTGTAAATAACGTGTCGCTTAACGAGGCGGTTGAAGCGGTAACCGAAATAATGCTTAAACGTCAAGACGAGATTGAAGAAACAACGTCCATGAAAGACGTCAGTGGAAATGAATGGGATGGGATTCAGCTTCACCTGCTTGGCCGTTGGGTTGGGGGTGAGGTTAAAGGAAACAGAAAAAAAGCTCGGGATTATTTTCAAATGAAGGAAGACGGAAAAGAATGGGGAACGTGGTCAGGGGATTCATTGATAGAAACTATAGTCGATGGGCATTTTACAGAGTACGATTTTCTTGAAGACGATAAGCTGTATCGTGGATCAAAAAATACGGAATGGATGAACTGTGAAGTGGGTGATGTGATTCCGCTTGGTATGGCTTCTTTTTCCAAAGCATCGAGTGTTGGTGAAGAATACTCGGCAGGCGCTATTTTTATTATAGATCAAGAAAATCTTACACCTGAGACGAAAGTTATTGGAGTTGACGTTGATAGCATGATAGAAGGCTCTGAGGATCATGGTACCGAACAGCTTATACATAAATATAATATAGCCGCCTACGCGGATGAGCGAGAGTTTCTATTGGTTGCACCTTCGCTTAAAGTGGTAAGTATCGATCACCCTACGAATTCTCGGTATACGCATGTGCATGTCATACCGAATAAAATGGAACTTGTTGATATGCTGAAATCGAAATTCAGTTCAGATGAAGACAGGATCGAAGCCATAGCTCGGTCGTTTGATTACCCGATGGGTAGGGAGCCGGAGGACGCCTATGATTCTGTTTCTGAAGCATAAAGCTGCCATGGAAGGTGAGATACGGACTCACCAAGACAAGCGGCAATGGAAAAAGACCGGGCACAAGTGGGTCATTGTCCATCGTGAAAGACAGGTGCTTGATAAAACGGAAGTAACTGCTCAGAATTATTTTGACCACGCGATGACTACCAATTTGGGCGGGGAGATTTCCACCATTCTGGAAAAGCATGGAGTGACCGGTTTCAATTCGTTGGTTGAAAAAATAAAGACAAGCAAGCCCGACACTGCGCATAACATATTCAAAGAAGTATTCGATCACATAGACAAAGGCCCCGGGGTACCGAGAGAGAAGCATGCCGCGCTTCATTTGATAGGAACTGCTCTGGTTAAGCTGAGGGACCAGTATACGACAGGAAGTGCAAAGCCCCGGGTTACTATGAAAGTTAAAAGTCATATCACGGGAAAAGAATATACGAAAGTAGAAAAGGTTTCTGAAAAACTTCCGCTGCTTAAACCGAGTGCCGTGTTAGCAGCGACAAAGCTTATGGGTGGATGGTCAGTAACCGGCTCGCTTAAATCTGATAATGTCATGCGTATGCTTAAAAACAAAACAGCTACTTTGATTGAAGGTCAGGTGCATTCTCAGAAAGCGTGGGTAATGCCATCGAAGGCTGAAGACATGAAATTGAAATATAATGGTACTTCGCTTACCATCCATGTAAAACAAATACGAAATGTAGCTGAGAGAACACGAGCAACCGCTAAGGTGGATATCGAGATACCGTATGCATTTGCGAAAGCGTTTATTATCAGCCATATAAAGAGTAAAAAAACGCGAAACAATTTTATATTTAGGATGGAGCTTTCTAAAGGATATAAAGCGTTTCTTGCGGAGGCAGAATCGAAATGAAAAAAGTAATATCAGTGGTAGAGCCGGTGCAACGTTCAGATGCGGTCTTGGGGTTTATGCAAAAAAATAAAATAGAAGGAAAGACGGATCAAGAGATTGATGCGTTGATTGAGAACGCGGTAAAATTGAAAGATGGAACCATTCTTGGAGAGGGTGACAAGTTTAAAAAGTGGTGCGGAGAGAATGGCCGAGAGCTTCCAAGTGAGGCTCTTGTTTCGTTTATGAATCGTGACCCATTCAACGCCGGAGCAGAGATCAAAAAAAATATTCCAAACGATATCGCCACTTGGAGAAACTGGTGCACGTATCATTCTGGAAAAGGCAGACGGAATGTGTGATCTTTGCGTCAAGCCCGACGAAAAAACAATTCTATTAGAATTTCGCAATATTCATGTCAAGACCGGGGCCAAGTACGAAGCAGGTATTGAGGCGCTTACCAAGGCCCTCGGATACGATTCTGAGAGCCAGCAAAAGGAAATTTCACCCTTCCGGGCGGTCCGCGACCTTGAAATGTACAGTAAAGACCGGGTTGAAGAGGGGCTTTTGAAGCTTTTCGAGGCTATCCGGACCACATGGATCGTGGTAGAGAAGGCCACCGCAGCCACTACCTTCGTGCTTAATGGCCGAATATTTATAAACCCGAAGACCGGCCAGCCGCTTACTAAGGCTGCTTGGGCGATCATAAAAAAGGAAATCCTGAAGGCGTTCGACTACATTTACGATACCGAGGAAGAGCGTATAGCCATGCACGCTATGTCGCTTGGCAAGGTTATAAAAGGGCTTCCTTTGGACAAGCAGCTTACGACAACCTACAAGACGTTGAAGCCTGCTATTGATGACGCCATGGCCAAGCTTACCAGTCCTGAATGGGAAAACGCTGTGGAGTTTGCGACTCAGAATGCCGGTTCCATGATCGTCGAGTTAAAGCAAAAACAATACCTTGCGATTCATGATACGATCCAGACCGCCATAAAGAATCGGGCAACGCATGGCCAGCTTCAAGAGTCCCTGTACAATAGTTTTGGAGCGATGAATCGTGATTGGAGAAGGATCGCGGAGACTGAGATAGGTAACTCGTTAAACAATGGGCAGCTTCTTACTGAGCTTGAACGACGAAAGCCTGAAGACGAATACGTTTACATGAAAGGCATCTCGGCTGCCGGGGCATGTCCATGGTGCCGTAATGAAGTGGATGGAAAGATAGTAGTGCTCATGGATGAGCCACCCGGCAGCGGCGATTCTATTACCATAGGCGAATCCACGTATCCGGTGATCTGGCCGGGTAAAAGTAATTTTGGTAGAAGCCGGGCGAACTGGTGGATCAGCGCGGGCACTCAACACCCGCATTGTGTGCCCGGTGGTCAGTTGGTAGCCACCAATGAGTTAGGAGCGGTCACCAAGGCTTTTTATGAAGGCTTCGTCATTGAAATATGTACGACGAGTGGGCACAGGGTTACCGTCACCGAAAATCACCCGGTACTCACCCCTAATGGGTTTGTTGCGGCGAAGTTCATCACTCAAGATAGTTATATATTTGTAAGCCCCAACCCCGATGGGTTGCATAAGCTGGTAAACCCAGATAATTACCAACGACCAACCCTCGTCGAGAATCTTTTTGCATCGGTCAGGCATTTTTCGAGCAGACCCCCCTCCATTATGGAAGTTGCCAGTGAAGATTTCTATGGCGATGGGAGGTTCTTTGATAGCAATGTCGATATTGTATTTACCAATGGCTTTTTGTGGAATTATTTCAAGACCGTTTTTCTTAAAGACTTTTATGAAATGTTGCTCGGCAATACTTTGGTTCTCAATTCTGGCGTTTTGCTCAAGAAGTTTCGCACGTCTTTCCAATTTCTCCAAGGGTACGGTTGTACCTCGCCATACATCTTGCGCCTTCTTAGCCATTTGATTACGTTCTTCTTGGCTCATCCGATCAAGTCGAATTTGATGGGCTTCTTTGCATCCTCTGAGGTGGATTCCAATTTTGTTGAATCGGTAATGCAAGGCATTCCTGCTCATTCCAATCTCAGTGGCGAGTTTATCCAAAGATTCGCCTGCAACGTACCTGTCGATGATACTTTGAGGGAGGTTACCATAGCGAACTCCGGTAGTTTTGTTGTTCCGAGTAAGGTAACTGGGCTTGTTAGACGAAGTTTTAGTGGGCATGTTTACGACCTTCAAGACGAGATGTATGGATTATACACTTGCAACGGGGTCATTGTCAAGAATTGCCATTGCACGTGGGTAAAACACATCCCGGGGTTTGAGAAGTGGGATGATATGTTTCGAGATGCGATGGCTCAAGCACGTGAGAAGGGCAAAAAGATGCAAAGGCCGCCGAACGATTACGGCAACGACTTGCGTGCGCTTCCTTGGTAACCAATTTGCGTATAACGCGAATCATGATATACTTTAATCAGGGGGAAAGATTATGGCGATGAGCACAGAGAATGAGAAAAAGGATATCGAGCCTGCTGGTATCGATAAAGACGTTGGTGCGACTGTAGCGCCCGCTGCTCCGGAAGTTCCGGCAGTGGAAGAGCCTCCCGTGGAAGAGAAACAGGTGAAGAAACAAAAACCGGTTGAAAACTTCACCACGCTCAAGTCGGCAATCATTTACATCGCGCAGCATGAACTCGACCCTGCCGGATTTCAGGATTTCAAAAACCTGTATCCCAGCCTGTTCGAGTAATTAAACGTTTGGATGGGGAACACACATGGCGCATAACGTAGTGTACGGAACTTCCCCATCCATAGACAAAACGGATCGAGGATCAAAGCACATGCGGCTTGTACTCGTGAAGGGCGAATTGGATGAGTTTCGTTGTGGTGCATGCCACGCACTCTTATTTAAAGGCTTAAATCTTGAGAAGTCCATGATAGAAGTAAAATGCCGAAGTTGCGGAACTTTACTTGTATCTGAGGGACTTCTTGTGCTACAATAAAGGTAGAGGTCAAAGAACCCACTATTTTTTCTGCACTATATGCGGAGAGTAGTGGGTTTTCTATTTTGAGAGAGAGGGGGACGGTATGGACGATCAATCGTTAGAACACATGACCAATCCATTCTATACGCCTCTTGGTAGCGTATTGATTAAGGGTGCGGAAGAGGACGGGAAGTGGATCATCTACCTTCAGGCATCAAACGAAATGCTCGATCAAGACGGCGAGAAAGTAGAAGCTTCAGCTTTGAAGAAAGCTGCCGACTACTTCATGACCCACGGCGTTCTCTCGTGGGATCATAAGCACAAGGTAACCAACGACCCGGGATTCATTATCGGTGAGCCTCTGGATGTTAAGTTTACTCAAACAGGCGAAACACTCGTAAAGGGTTTTCTCTATAAATCAAACGACATCGCTCAGAAAGTCTGGAAGAATATCCAGAGTGGTGCACGCAGACTCGGTGCGTCCATTGGTGGTGGTATCCTTCAGAAATCCGAAACAACCATTAAACAGGTGGTTTGGGATGAGACTGCACTTACCCATAAGCCGGTAAACGATGGCACGCTCGGGATGGTTCAAGTCGTTCCATTTGCTGCATTCGCAAAAGCGCTTATGGCCGGGGCCGGTGTTGACGCTGGATCGTTTACTGGGGGTCGGGCACTTGCACACGAAAGTTTGCAGGGCAGTGTTGATACTCTGGATATGAAAGATGTCCGCAGTCTCTTCAGTGACCTCTTGAAGGGGGTGCGTGATGGGAAAATCATGAACTACAATGACATGCTCAATTTCGTATACGATCGAGGATTTGAGGGCAATACTGCCGCAAGAATTGTGAACTATATCGCTCGGAAAATACCCAACGTTGTTGGGCAAAAGCGATAATACGTTATAGGAGGGTTTCTTATGGGAGCCAAAACCGAAGGTCTGCAAGATGACCTCGAAATGGAAACAGGGTTCAACGACGCAATCAATGACCTCCGAAAGTCGTTGGGCCGACCTGAAAAGGCCGAGCTGAATAAGTCAGAAGCCGAAGAGCCGGAAGACGAAGACGAAGGTGAAGAGGGTGGCGAAGAGGGCGAAGGTGAAGAGGGCGAAGAGGGAGATGAGGAAGGCATGAAGAAATCCATGTCCGATCGCCTCCGCGAAGACCCGGAAGCTGCCGCTGCCATGGATGTCGAGCCGTTCCTGAACCAGCTTGCCAAGTCTTTGGACTCGGCCATGGCTACACTCGGTAAACGCATTGCTCAGGTAGAGAAACTTACCAAGAGCATCGGCGCGGCCACGCTTGCCAACTCCGAGCTTCAGAAGTCCACCCGCGATATGGTAAAGAGCATCGGGGATCAGCCCCTTCCAGCTCAGGGACTCAAGCGGCTTGAAAAAGCCCGCTTCGGAACCGAAGAAAAAGAAATCGATACCCGCGAACTGCTCGTAAAGAGCCGCGACTGGGTAAAGACAGGAAAGATGGACCTTATCGAGGCTGGCAGCCTCGAAGGACGCATCAATAAAGGTCTTGTGGGACGGGTGAATGATCGCCTTGACCAGAAGGTCGCCGCACTGCTCCGGGAGGATAAATAATGAACCCCGCTGAACTCTCTCAGCAATACCCGGCCAACATGGTCGGACACGGTGATTTCGGTAATATGGATGTTCTGGAAAACCTTCAGAAAGCACTTTCTGCTGGTTCCGGTGTAGACGCCGGTGCGTTTACCGGTGGTCGTGCCCTCATCCCCGAATCTCTCGAAAACACCCTCGTCAACGTTCTCTGGTCACAGGATGAAGCTCGCCTGTTCCAGAGAATCAAGAAAAAGGCCATCAGCTCCCCCGTCCACCAGTGGGACAAGCGGACCGAGGTAGGCGACAGCGACGGCGCGTGGGTATCTGAAGGTGGAACGTCTTTCGAGAAAGACCAGACCATCTCCCGCGTGTACGCAACTGCCAAGTACCTCCAGACTCTCCGCAAGGCGACTCTTCAGGCCACGCTTACCAACATGATCGAAAATGCCATGACCATCGAGCAGAACGCCGGTGCCTTGTGGATCGTTCGTGAAGTTGAAAAAGCGCTGTTCTACGGAGATGACCGCATCATAGCGGAGCAGCCCAAAGGTATCATCCAGCAGCTCGAAGACGCCGCCAACAACAAGGCGACCTACGGTTCCGCTGTTGCCGACAATATTCTCGATATCCGTGGCGCGTCCGCTGACAGCGCCGAGTTCGAGAAGAAAATGAACGAAGGAACCCGCGTAATCCGTGACAAGTACGGTAAGGGATCGCTCCTGCTCACCAGTACCATGGTCATGCAGGACGTTCAGAACCTTCTCCGCGACCGTATCCGCTTCAACGCGGGCGGCAGCACTTCCGGTGGCGCGATTTTCAACAAGTACCCCACGCCGTTTGGCGAACTGGAACTTTTGGATGACGTGTTTATCCGCGAAGGTGAAGTAAACCCCGCAGCGGGTTCCGTTATCGCCGGTGCCCCGACCGCTCCCACCCAGAATACCGCGCCTGCGACTGTTGCGCTTGCCGGTTCCGAAATTTCCTTCTTCACCGCAGGTGATGTCGGCGCTTACGACTACAAAGTAACCGCCGTGAGCAAGTTCGGTGAATCCGCTGCTGTGAGCATGACCCAGCTTGCTTCCGCAACCGCTGGCAACAAGGTCACCATGACCGTTGCAGACGGTGGCACCGCAGGTACCGGCTTCAAGCTCTACCGTTCCAAAAAGGGCGGCGGCGCGGTAAAGTACGTGAAGACCGTTCCCCGCTCCGGCGCTACCACGGTTATCACCGATTTCAACGCCGAACTTCCCGGTTGTTCGCACGGCATCATCCTCACCATGGATCAGGTCTACGACGCGATCGAGTGGTTCCAGTTCCTCCCGCTCATGAAGTTCGATCTGTACCCCACCAATCAGGCGGTGTACCCGTTCCTCATGCTGCTCTTCGGTGCTCTCGCTCTCAAAAAGACCGAGCACCACGTCATCATCAGAAACATCGCTCCCGCCAACTTGGGTTGGTTCTAGTCAAATAGAACTGCGGTAGGGGACTAAAAATCCCCTACCGTGATTCAAGGAGAACGTACATGAAACTTAAAGACAGAATGATGAAGTCCGACCCGATATGGCGCAGGCTGATTGCCCGCGCCTTTAATATTCAGGTCAACAAGGGTCTTGTCATGCAGCAGGCGGTAGCGGGTGCCGCAGCCGGTAACATCACGGTATCCAAAATCAAGAAGGGTGACCATCTTGTCGCGGTTATCATGGTATCCGGAACCAACGGGGCGCTCACCGATTTGACCTCGCAGTTCACGATAACCGCAGATGCCCGTATCAATAATACGGGTGGAACCTCTTCCGCGAGTAACAACCTTTTGGTTACTTGGGAAGCTTTCGACGACGAATAAACTCATTGGGGTGGGATGTAAAAATCCCATTCTCATTTAGGAGATATACAGTATGGCAGCAACAGTCGTAATTGCGGAAACAAACGGCGCGGTAGGAACCAGCCTTGAAACTATTGATCCTGCAAACCTGAACATGGGGTCGGTTGATGCCGCTGTTTTGAATCCAACGGCGTATCCGGTAACCGCTCAGGCAGACGGACACGCTTTTGAAAAATGGTTACGGTTTTATTTGAGTGACCTCGGTGGCTCAAGCATAATCGATAACCTTAAAATATGGATATCGAATCTCGGGGGTGGCTGGAAAACCGGTGAGGGGATGAGCTGCAACCTGCGAGAGGCGGGGTACTCAGCCGCATCGTACCCGGTCGGTGGACCCATACAGACCAATTCGGCAATCGCTACTCTGGCAATGCCTGTAGCCGAGCCGAGTGGCCCGAATCTAGGCATCGGTGGATCGCTGGGCGGTTCTCTTGTCGCGGCCCCGGGGTATAGTGACTGGATGGCTCTTCAGCTTGACGTTACCGAATTGACCCCGGCAGGTGCGGTCAACCAGAAGACTATTACGTTTCAATGGGACGAGCAGTAGTGCAAAGGGGGCGCATGCCCTCTTTTGTTTTAGCGAGGGCGAGGTATGAGTAATCCTATGGAAATAATGGTTACACTCAAGGATGATCTTACCTCTCGGCTTGTCCAGTTTTCTGAGTTGTATGCTATGCGTGAACGTATTGGCAGCTTGATGCTGCTTTGGAATACCAATAGCTATTACGTGGATTCCGTGTCTCGGACGTTTATCATAAATGGTGGGAGACGGACCAAGTTTAATGAGATGGAAGACTGCCGAATACTGTATCGGCGTAGAACAAAAGCGGAAGTAGCCATGAACAGCGAAGAGCGTAATAGGATTGTTACGTGGCTTATAGGGATAGAAAGCAGATCGACGGGTTCCGTTGTGTTCATAGAAATCGGAGACGATGGTGTTGAATGGAAATGGAATACGAAACTTTAGGGGGTTATCATGGCTGTACTGGTTAATCAAACCGAACAGATTATCACGCTGGCTGTCGGTGATACTTATTCTGAAGACAGAATGGCAGTCAAGAGCATTATTCTCCGTGGTACGGCTGCGGGGACTTTTGTTATATCACTTGGCAACACTGCCATGTCACTTGATAACTCCGCGAACGCTTTGACGCTTCCGCTCGAAATTCAGCGCAGGGTAAACAAACTTACGTTGACTTCGGGGCCTGCCGGAGCTGTAATGTACGTTCTGCTTGAACAGAAAATGTAAGGGAGGGGAGCTATATGTTTGCCATGACTTCACGCATACGCGGTAAAGTAACCGCTCGTTTATTTCGGTTTCCTGTAGGCCAAGAAACCGAATTGCTGAATCGGCGCGACTCGCTTATGAAATCGCTTGAAAGCGAAATCAGAAACATCGCGGGCAGTAAACTCAGAAAGTTTATAGGCTGGATCAAAAGCGAGTACCGCAAAGAAGTAAAGCGGTTTGACCAGATGTACTGTCGGCAGGTTTCGGTAAACCATAACATCGTCACGGATGAGGGTGATGCTTTGATTGCTGACACCATGGCGAATTCCCCCGTTCGTACCAAGATCGTGGCCGCTGCCGGGTTTATGCCCGTGGGAACAAACTGGACAGGCACTACACCGAAAGCCAATGGCTGGGTGAACACGCTTACCGGGACTCCGAAAGCGCTTGAAGCTACCTACCCGTTGCTGAAGGGCGCGTGGCTTGCTGCGAACGATAACGTGCTTCAGTACCGGGCGATTTACGCTGCCGGTGCGTTTGGTTCGGTTACCATAACGGAAGCAGCAATTACGTCGCACAGTACCGATGTGGCCGCGAACAGTTGCTTGGCGTATGCTCAGGTTACCCCTTCGGTGGCGATCACGGCATCCGATACCTTGCAAATAGACTGGGAACTTACCTTCTTAGGTTCGTGATATGCAGCAACCAAGGATGTGGTGGGCTGGACCCGAAACAGGATGGATGATTGATGTAGAAACGGCGCTTACTGCCAAAGAGGTGCACCGCGCCGTTGACTACACTCTCAAAGTGCAAATGGACAGGTATATTACCATTCCACCCGGGGACAAAAAGATGGAATGTCACCTTACTATTCTAGCGCTTCGAGCGGGTAAGGTGACTCAAAATATAATAGGAACAGGTGACAAGGTTCTTTTTGATGCTTACAAGAGCACTAAAAAAATATTCACTTGATCGCATAGCTTAGGGGGTATTATGGCGGCAACTCTGAATAAAGCTTGGCTGGCGGGATTCATAGACGGGGAGGGTTGCATCTCTGTTACTAAAAGCATGGGGAAAGGGAGAGACACCCCTCGGTTTGGACTAAGGCTACAAATTGTTCAAAAAGACCCTTTTCCGTTAGTGCATATACAGAACGGACTTGGAGGTAGCATTTACAAAAGGAAAAGTATGACAGGCCACCCGGTTAGTGTTATTCAGTTCAATGGGGGCGTGGCATATCAAGTGTTGCGCGATGTAGTAAAGTTTTTAGTTCTTAAAAAAGCTCAAGCAGAAATAGCTATTAAGTTTTATGAACTTCGCTTGGAGCGTAACTCAAATACAAACAAGAGATATTCTGTGAACGAGATAAAGGAATACACCGTCATGTATCAGGTCAGCAGGGCCTTAAAGAAACAGGAGGTTTCGTAATGGCAAGCACTTGGGTTTCGCAGGCTACGGTAGCGTTTGCTTCCGCAAAGTCTATGCTTGGGCTTATCAACGGTGGTGCGCGTGTTATGCGTGCTTACCGTTTTTGTGTTTTCAACACGCAGACAGCCGCGATCACGGCGGCTCTTTCAATCATGTCGATTCGCAGGCTGTCGGCGCTTGTGGTAGGCTCAGGAACCGTGGTATCTCCTGTTGCGCATGACACGAATTCAAGTGCTCTTACCAGCATATCTTGTTGGCACGGGGGCACGGCAACAGCCGAGGCTACGTTTAGGCGTTTCATGTGGTTGCTTGAAGAGGCGACCACCACGGGTGTTACACAAGCGAACTGGGAAGTGCTTATCCCGGTAGGGATCGTATTCTTTCCCACGGGCGGGGATGCGAATCTTGAACCGATTGTTTTCAGGAATACCAAGGGCGTTGATATATTCAACGTTGGCGCGGGCGCTGTAACGAGCATGGAGTTCGAGATCACCTTCACGGATGCCGCGAGTTAAGCATGAGCAGGAAGAGTTTTACGGCCATATTCCCGAGGTGCGACTGCGATGTTGGCCTTGATGGTATGGCCGCTCTTTTTAATAACTCAACTTCGCCAGAGGCAGCGGTTCATATTTGTGAAATACGGACAGTCCCACGGGCGATAAACCCCGATGTAACTAATCCTCTTGGGAACCAAGGGATCGTCAGTCTTGACAGGATCAGCGCGGTATCGGGCGGGGATGAAGTTGTTGCGTTCAAGCATGATACGGCTGCCGCAGACCTTCCGGCACAGGTGAAGTTTTATGAGAACCCGGACAGTGTAACAATAACCGATACTTTCCGAAGGTTCGGAGACTGCATCTCGTCGTACACTATAACGAAGTCGATCAGCTTTCAGGCGATGATGCGTGCGCCCGGCGTTTGCGATGCCAATGACCATACAGGGAGAACAACCGAGAGTCATAACATTTGGCACGTAGACGGGGATTCGGACACGGAGCCTCTGGTGCTTAATGAAGGGCAGGGTTTTTGCTTAACCCGTCGAGAGTTTGGGCTTCCACAGGCGTTCCACTTCGGCGTGACCGTGCGTGTTGTCGGCACAAACAGGACGTACAAGTACCGGGATGGTGACGTTGGTTCCTCTCTTGAAAAAGGGATGGCCTCTATCGCGTTCATAAACGGAGCGGGATCGGGTGTTGTTTTGCAGGTAATGATAGTATCTTTGCCAGACTTAGGTGAAGAAAACATACCCTCCTACAGGATCATTCGATGTGCAGCAAGTATGGATGTGGATAAAGCCGGAATAGCCGTTCCTATTTATGCTCACGATACAGCTAACACTTTTTCTGAATTGTTTGCTTACCGTGGGGCTATGAAAGTTCTCCCTGCCGGGGCTGCGAACGGGATACAAATTGACTACCAGAATTATCAGAATACTCCGATAACCACTTTGATGCAGCAACGCGTTGATTGTTTCCGTCGTTGGTTGGGTGCTGGTCCCTATATTACAGAAACCGGGGCAGTAACTTTAAACGCTGACATGCTTTCCCGAGCTGAATACGAGGTATGGCCGGGAGACAGACGCGGAGCTGGTGGTAACGGCGACACTGAAATAATTATTTGGCCGGGTCAAGGCATAGCAGTTGTTGGTGGAGGTTTCGGGCTTATCGAGACAAGCGAACAAGCGTACCTTGATATTGAAATTACTGGATATCTTGACGACCCATACGACCCTGCTGAAATCGCGGAGGCTGTTTGGACTCGGGCAGGTAGGACGACTACATAATGTATACCCCGGCGCAAATTGCAGATGCAATATGGACTCATCCAACTCGCACGCTTGACCCGGGGACCCCTGCGGCACCAGACGGCACTTTAATTGATGGGATAGCCTACCAGATTTGGGTGCACCCTACGAGAACTTTAACCGGTGGCGGTGGAACTGCTTTTACGAGATCGATAGCTAACTCGATTGGAATTACACATGCTCTATCGCGTATAAAATCAGCATATAGAACGTTTTTAGACACCGAAGGTATCACGCATACTTTTGGGAGGGTCTTAGGGTACAAACGAGCAGTGAGCAACCCAGTTGGAATTACGCATACCCTAGCCGCGTTTAAAATCCTTTTTAGATCGATAGCAAACACAATTGGAATCACACATACTCTAGGCAGGATACAATCAGCCTACCGATCGATTTCAAACACTGAAGGAATAACCCATACGCTCTCAAGAAAATGGGATGTAAAAAAATCAATAAGCAATACCGTTGGAATTACCGATGCACTAACTAAAATACGCGGATTTATACGCGGCATAGCCAACACGGTTGGAATAACGCATACTTTAAACCTTATTAAGATATTATTACGTTCGATATCCAACACGGTTGGTATAACTTCATCGATATCAAAGAAAATGGGCTACGTTAGAACCACAATCAACAGCGTATCGGTCACTGAAACTATAGTGCGGAAGAAAAGCGCGTTTAGAACGGTTTCAAACACGGTGAATATAACCATGTCGTTAAATGCTATAAAAATAATACTTAGAAGCATTGCAAACTCGATTGGAATCACCATGACGCTTGCCAGAAAAGCGGCGTATAAAAAAACAGTCATTGATTCCGTAATAGTAACTCATACGCTTACCCGATGGTTGGCTTACAGGCGTTTAAAATCAGACACGCAAGGGATCACTGATAGCTTGTCTGCCGGAAAGCGCATGACGCGTTTTATATCTGATGTGATCGGAATAGCCGATACGTTTTTTCAAAGGGTAATAAAACGAATACGCGACTCGCTTGGAACCCCTAAAATAACAGGGTCTATCCGCGTGTCATCCAAAATAGAAGACGTTACCACTTTGGCATACCCAAAGCCTGTTTCTTCGGTTATAGTTGATCCAAGCGTATTGGATGTAACCACGCTTGATCCTTCAAAGGTTACGAAAGTAGACGAGCCGGGTTCGCCAAAGAATACGTTTTAAGGAGAGTCGCCCATGAATAGAATATCGATAGACGTTGACAACATAGAGCAGGTCCTACTCCAATACGACTGCGTAAAAATATATCGGTGCGACACTGAAACCGGAATATATCTTGAAATAACTGATGTGGCAACGCGCATAGTTCTCATACCTGAAAGCACCGTTTACTTCTTTGATGACATGACTGGACTCAGCGCACAGTGGTACAAGACCTCGTATTACAACACCACCTCGATTGACGAGAGCGTGCTGTCCGATCCTCGAAGGGTTGGAACTGAAGCAGGTAAAATCGGTTATTCTTTTGGTAACTATTCTCCATCCCCGGGGGAATGGGGGAAACTGTATACTGCGGATGATATTCGATACACCATGCTTTTCGGAGTAGATTGCGTTGGTTCCGATATCGCAAAATCAGAGTTCACCAATGAGCAGTTTGATTCGCTTGTCGTAGAAGCAATCGGGGAGTTTGAAGACTTCTTAACCATGGACATACGCCGGAGGGTGTACAAGACTTTTGCTTCTCAATCAAGTGACGGCCATACCCGATCTAGGTTCTGGCGGCCCGGCGTTGATTTTACTCATGAGGATGAGCCATACGACTTCGATCCTCTTGAATGGTCTGAATACGGTTTCGTGCAGCTCAGGCATTTTCCCGTAATAAAAGTAACCCGGGCGGTTTGGCTTAATCCGGTGCGCGGGCAGATCATGGACATGATAGCCAACAAATGGATACGCGTAGAAAAAGGATTCGGGCAGATACGCATGTTCCCGACAACCGGTTTTACATACGGCCCTTATTCGGCATACGGAATGATGTGGACCGGGGTTGGATCAACGCGGTACCCGGGAGCCTTTGAGTTTGACTACGAAACAGGGTACGAGAATTCCGACTTTGTGCCTGAAGGTCTTCGAGCAGCCATCGGAAAGTACGCCACCATAAAAGCACTTGCGGTTATCGGTGACGGTTTGCTTGCCGGTTTCTCTTCTCAGTCGGTAAGCCTTGACGGACTTTCGGAAAGTTTCAGCTCTACCCAGAGTGCTACGAGCGCGTATTTCGGAGCGCGTATCGTTCAGTACCAAAAAGAGATCAAGGAGTTTCTGGAACGGAACCGCTACAAGTACGCGCCGATACCAATCGGATTTGTAGGATCGAGGTAATATGGGAACCTTTCAAACCTATCAAACGATCCAGAGGTACGAGGACGCCCTTCAGAGGCATGCTCAGTGGGTGCGCTGGGTGTCCGGCATCGTTTGCCCTTGTCTTACTCCGGAAACAGGCCAGCCGGACCCGCATTGCCCCACCTGCAAAGGAAGGGGCAAGATTTATACCAGTCCCGGGAAGCTCAGGCTGCTCAACGATTTGGTAAAGCATGACGAGAATGGCCGGGTATACCCAAAGAAGACTCCCATAGTGGTGGGGTCTGCAACCGTTTGCAGGGCCGGGGTCCCGCTTCCCTTGGCTTCCGTTCAGCCAGCGGATGGAAGCTATGTTCAGCTTGCGAACTTCCCGTACCCTAAAGTGTACGAAATACTTACCATGGACTGCGACTACGATCCAGACATCTCGGTCGTGGCTGAAAACAGCACCGTGTACGGAACGAACGTGCTTAGGGTAATCGCTCCGTTGTTTTCTGATAAGGGAAAGCAGTTTGAAGGATCAATAAAGACGGTTACCCGGGTGCGAAACGTTACGCGAAGCCTCACGTATACCGTGGTGTCGTCTTTCAAGGTGTACATCCATTTGTTGGCTATGCCTTCGTGGGTTTCTGGTGACATCCTTGAAGTCGATTACGTTTACCAAAAACCGTTTGAGTTCATGCTTACGGGGATTAGCCCAAAGATGCGATACAACCAGCCCTACGTTTTAGAGCAGGCTGATGCCACGCTGGTTACGCCATACTGGGCACAGGTTGCGCCGGATGACCTTTTTACGACCATGGCGGTGGAGCAAACAGGCCGGGCGGTTCTACAGCCCACCTTGACCGCTGGGAACGATATTATCTCGGCGTATTATGACCTTTCCCGGCTTTTACGGGTGATAGATGCCACGGGCAGGGAATACAGTACCGGAGTAGGCAAGGATGTGGAGCTGTATGGCCGCAACGAGCTTAAATGGAACATAACCAAACCTGCGGTGGCGTTGACGGCCCAGTTCACTTATCATCCCACCTACATCGCTTTGGAACAGATGCATACCTTGCGAAATTCCGAGAATAAAGCGTTTGTGAATCGAATAGGCGTCAGGCAATTCGATCACGTCCATGAAAAGGTGGAATACTGATGAGTGGCAAGCTGACAATAACTGTACAGGATATTATTCCCGAGTTCATTCAGCTTGCCAAGCGTGGAAAAACCAATATCATACTCGCGCATACGGAGCGGGCGGTTGAAAAGCTCAGCACCATGTACCAAGAGGCGTGGGTGAATGCCGCGACCGGCGCAGCTCTTCCCGGGCTGCCTTACGTGTTGAATGCCCGGCAATACCAGAGAACCATAAAGAGGCAACAGGTTGGGAAGTACGCGTGGGAGGTGTATTCCGATTACACCACCAAAGGCGGGTATGGGGTTACTAATCTTTTGGAAGCGGGGCACGGTCCTATAGACTTGAAACCCGGGCTGCTTCGTGGGTCCAAGTCGAGATCAGGTAAAAACGGACGCTATAATATCGTTTCGTTCCGGCACGGTACTCCCGGATCAGATACTAGAAATGACCCCATGCCTATGTCGGTTTATAAATCGTTTTCTTCGGAAGTAAAGCGCGTGGATGCCATGAAGCAATCCGGCGCGTCTCCCACCCCCGGAACATCGTATACCAGCAAGTCGAGTTCCACGCCCGGGGGACGGTCGTATACGTGGGGTGCCAAGTACGACCCGGGCAGCACACAGGGGCAGGCGTCAAAACTGATATTGAAAAAAGGAAAGTTGCAGGGGACGTACACCCAAAAAGCGGGAAGGTACGCCGGGATGGTGCGTCTTCAGCAAAGCACTTCCAAGTCAAAGCGCGGTGGTTATTTTACGTTTAGAATCGTATCGGCAGCAAGCGATCCCATGTCGTGGATCGTACCGGAAAAAGAGCCGTGGCCCGTTCGCTTGGCGGTACTTGAGTTTATGAAACCGTTTGCTGAGGGTATTCTACAGGAAGCGTTGGAGGCTGACATAAAATGAGTGGTCAAACATACAAGACATCGAGAGCGTGTATTCGCCCGGCCACTGCCAACCAGCGGTTCGTTTATGCATTGGATTCCGTAAACCCTGAAACCGTGTTGTCCCGCATACTTCGAGACTTCATGGAAGGCATGGGGTATTCCGAGATGTTTCCAAACTTCGATAAGCTGCGCGTTGGAACGGTACATCCTTTCTCTATTCTTTTGGCGCAGGAAGTGCTCGAACAGCCGAAATCCGTAAACGTGTTTCCGTCCATTACCGTTTGTGATTCAAACACCAGCGAGGATATCCAGACTTTAGCGGATCAATATAATGCTCTTGTTTTTCATGCAAAGGAAGTCGCTATTCTGGATGGGTACAGGCAGAACAAGGAAGTGTTCGTATCCGATACTGGATGGGCCAAGATACAATCCACCATAGCGTCTGTGGGAAAAATAGTAGGAATACAACGGTCGTACAATACGCGCAGTACGATCGATTTCAATATATGGAGTGAGAACAAAGATATAACCAGTTTTCTGTTTGATATGGTTGGCCATTTTCTTATCCAGAAAAAAGTCGATATCCACATGGAGAATAAAATCGACATCGGGCAATTGAACGGACGCCGCAGCGGTGATATCAACTTGGATTTTGGAATGCTTTTGTACGGGGCGAATGTTCAAGTAAGTGTGGTCATGAATCACGTGGCAGTATTGTTTGACACGGCTATAGGATCGGTGCAGGAGATTGATACCTCTTCGTTACCGGAATTTTTTGACATGGGGGGTGTTTAATGGCAAAGACAAAAGAGGCTGAAGAATTATCTGAGCCTATCATCGATGAGGTTTCTACGGGTCCATCCGAAATCGATTCGGGGGATATCAATATCGAGAAATACTTCCAACTCCATGAACCGGCGATCGATGTGTACGTTAAAGCGTATGCTGAGGATCGCTTTCGTGGTATAATGAAGTCAAAGGGGTCGTGGAAAGAAGCGATCCGATTATTGAGGGAGGGTGAAGCATGAGTCTTGATTATCGCACATTCCAAAGCGCGGGCAAGATCAGTTCTCACATCATTCCGGGAGCATATTCCCGGATTGACTCCGTTATGGGAGCCGGTGGATTGGCTTCTGCCAGTAATGGTGTGATAATGGGTAAGTCGGTGGGCGGTGGTAAGCCTGCTACCCTCCTTCAATTCAACACCATGGCAGAGGCAGTCGCCGCTCTTCAGGGCGGGGAACTGATGGAAGCGGTGCGTCTTGCGTTCGATCCCGGTGCAGGGATCAATCCGCAACGTCTTTTCGCTATGAGAGTAAACACGGCGGTTCAGTCCACCAAGAATCTCATGTCGGGTGCAAACCCCATGGTTACGCTGAAATCGCGTGACTACGGAGCTTTCACGAACCAGATCAAAGTTACGGTCGAAGCAGGGACCACGCTCGGAAAGAAAATTACGTTTGGTTTCAAACAGGAAACCCCCGAAGTGCTTGACAACGTTTACCGGGCGTCGATGACTATTGCCTATTCGGGTGCGTGCACGATTACCATCGTGAATCACTCCGGAGCTAAAACAATGGTATCATCCGTTGGTGGTTTGAGTGTGGTGCTCAGTGATTACGCAACCATAGGCGATCTCGCGGCGTACATCAACACGCTTGCAAGCTTCACCTGCGCTCCCGTTGCCGGTCAAGAAGACAAAAGCCCATCGGAGCTTGACGGTGTTTCGGCCCAGAGCATTGCAACGACATACACCTGTCAGAGCACGCTTCAGGCGATCGTCGATACCATCAACGGCAGCGCTTCCCGGGTATCTGCGACCTTGGCAAACGCGGCCATTACCCGAACGATACCGGATAACCTCGCTGTTTCGTATCTCGCAAGCGGCGGCGACGGTGCGTACACCGCTACGGAATGGTCGGCGGCTCTTTTGGCGTTGGAAGCGGAAGACATTCAATTCATTTCGACACCATCCACCGATTCTGCGGTTCACGCGGCAGTAAAAACGCATTGCCAGTTGATGAGCGCGGTAACCGGAAGGAAAGAGCGACAGTTCGTTGTCGGTGGCGCTCTCAAGACGGGCACACTGGCTACCGATATCGCCACGACAACCGCAGCGGCCATCGTGTTGAACAGCAAAAACGGAATGTACGTGTTCAACGGTGGAACCCAGAGGGATGTGAACGGGGTTATACAAAATTATCCCGCATCCTATGCCGCATGCATGATCATGGGCATGAAAACGGCGTTGGCTATAAACCAGCCCTTGACGTTCAAGGAATTGAACTTCATCGCGTTGGAGTATTCGCTTTCGGATTCCAATTTGGAAACGCTGCTTAAAAACGGTGTTGCGCCTTTGGCCTATGCGCCGAATGGTCAGCCAAGGTTGGTTCGTCAGTTCAATACCTACCAGACCAACGACATCAAGTTCAACGAGTTTTCTGCGGTTACGGAAATGTTTTTCGTTTCCCGTGATCTCAGGATTTTCCTTGAGAACAGGTTCATCGGGCAGCCGGGAACTTCTATCATCGGTGGTGTGCTTCGCGGCGCGGTTGAAAGCCGCTTGGCGCTGTACACCGAACTGGGCATTTTCATTACCCACCCGGTAGAAAAACGGTCGTGGTGGAATGTTCAGATCAGCATCTCGGGTGATACCGTGTACATCGACTACGATGCATACGTGACGCTGCCGGTGAACTTCCAGTTTCTAACGAACCATTTTCATGAAATGGTTGCAACCGGGGCATAAACGTGGTATACTCTCTATATGGGGGTATACATCATGAAAAAGATAGACGTGAACGGGAAGCGGGTTTCCATTCACACACGGACAGGTACAGCTACGAAAGCGTGTACCTACTGTGGAAAACGGAAGAGCCGGGACAAGTTTGTAACTGGTAGGATGTGCATCGAGTGCAAGACCAAGTACGACAAAGCCCGGTATCTTGCCAAAAAAGACGAGATTGATGCTAGAGCAAAGGCTTATGGTAAAACCGAGCGCGGCTATGAAACGAATAAAAAGGCCACGCGGAAGTATTATGGTAAGCATGGGTATAACGGTAAAACGCTTATTAAAGGTACCCCGGAATACCAAGACTATCTTTTAAAGCAGCTTGCGCGTAACAACGTGCATTATGCTTTAAAAACGGGCAAGCTAACTAAGGGTGTCTGCGAGGTATGCGGGGAACCTGAAGTACATGCCCACCATGATGATTACACGAAGCCATTAGACGTTAGATGGCTATGTGTTAAGCACCATGCTATACTGAGACGAGATACTGAGGGGGCATAGCTATGGCACAGAAACTTTTGGCCGGTGGAGCATGGGTACAGGTGCTCATAAACGGCAGGGCGGTTGGCTTGTCCACCGGTGCTTCTTACGACGAGGACTGGGCAGTAAACCCGGCCAACGTCCTGAACTACCATGGACCGATCGACTACGATTCGCAAGGGTATTCGTGTACCCTTACGCTTTCCACGTTTGTACCGGAACGACCCGGTGAAGGCCCGTGGCCGGACGGTGGACAAGTGGCGCTGGCAGAGTTCCTACCAACGCGTAGTCAGGTGCAATCAAACGACGGGAAACCGGGTGAGTTTGACTTGCTGCAATTCCTGAATACGGCTACGGGTGAACTCGTAAACCAGTTCAGGAAAGTGATGGTAGCGAGTAACGGCGTACAGATAACGCCGAACAGCTACGTCACGGCAAACCTTCGACTGATGGCAGTCGAACGGGTGATCTAAGGGATATAGGGGCGGGGTTTTTACCCCTCCCCTTTTAGCTTTTTTAAGGAGAGAGTCATGAAAGAGTCGGAAGAGATTGCAGTCAGGGTAGGCACCAAGATGCTTACTGAAGACGATCTGAAATTCACGCAGCAATACAACGGTGAAATATTCACCATGCGATACCCCACACCGTTTGAAAAAGCTTCGATTGAAGCTGAGATAGCGCGTAAACTGGGCGGGTACTCCCGCGATTCGTACCCACCGGAACATCTCGCCATGGTTGAAGCCACCGCATACGTCAATCAACTCATCGTGCCGGAAGAGAGTCCGGCTTGGTTTAAGAGCGCGTGGACTTGTTATGACGATCAGTGTATCGTAACATTGTTCCAAGGCTACCTTCGTTTTCGAGGAAACTTTCAAACAAGAATCCGCACAGATCGATCCGAAGGAAGTAGTAAAGGTATTAGCAGTTGATCTATGGATATGCCACCACTTTAGAATATTGCCGACCGATGAACGCTATAAAAAGCTAACATCTAGGCAAAAAAATCTGATGTATGTTAGTTGGCTGGAATTGCCAACTTCGGATCGGATAAAAGAGTGGTATTCCAAGAAGGATCAAACGCCAACAGTTACGAAAGATGACGCAGTGCACTTCAAAAAATTAGGGTACACGGCTAATCAGATAAAGCGGATCAAGGAGCAACTTAAAAATGCCGGATATAGTTAGTCGGATAAGGGTAGAAGCACAGGGGGCCGATCAAGCTGCCCGAGAAATACTCAAACTCCGTGATGCGTATGTCGAAGCGGGCAACGCAGCACGCGGACTTTCGGCAAACGTAGGTGGTGGTGCTGATCCGTTTACTAAAGCAGCACAGGCAGGTGGGGGCGCTACTCAAGGGGGCAACTCACCTGCCGAAGTTGGTGGACGTGAAGAGAGAACAAAACGGTACAAGGATGATATACGAGAACGAGAGTCTAAAAATAACAGACAAGGTAAAGATTTTGGAGGGGTAATAAGCCAAGGGTTCGGCGTGGCTGATTCTTTATCTCAAGGTAAGGGTGGTAGCGCAGTAGGTGGTATAGCCGGAATGCTGTCTGGAATAGGTGGCCCTATTGGTGTTGGCATCATGGCTACCGCTGCTATTGCCATGGGCGTTCAAAAGTTTGGCGATAAAGCATGGGACCGCATGCAAGAAACATTCGGAAGCGGCATGTCGCAGCGTACCGGGTTGTCCTATGCGGCGTTTGATAAACAACGAAGTACGTTTGCAAATATGGGTATCCCCATGGGAATGGTAAAATCTTTTTATGATGCTGCCGGTGTGTCTGGGGTAAACCTTGCCGGGCCATCGACCATGGCCGGTGTGCGAAGCTCTTTAGACGCGGCTACACTGATGGGTACTGATCCGACCGCTTCAGCCGGGCTTATAGGTTCTTTAAATCGAGGCAACGTTGATATTAGTAAAACAGTGAATACCGGAATGTTTAGCATCGCTAATAGCTCTTTTGGGCGTGCCAATACTTCCTTGTTCGTGCAGTCGTTACAAAGCTTGGTGGATTCCGCGTCTTCACGCGGTATTGATCTTACTTCAGGGTCTACAAACACAATGACATCGAATATGGCAGCTCTAGCCAAACTTGGTGGTTTCTCATCACCGGGAGCAGCTACGTTTGCTTCACAACTTCAAAATCGAGGGATACAAGCGGCGGGTCTAACAAAGCCTGAAGATGTTATTGCATTTCAAGCTATGCGAAGAGAGGGTGAGTCTGTAACCGATACTATGCTACGCATGGAACAGAATCCCTTTGAAACGAATCAAAAAATATACCAGTACATTAAAGAATCAACAGGTGGTGACAAAGATGTTATGCGTCTTCAAATACAAAAATACTTAGGTGAAGGTACTACTCTCGGGGCTGTTGAAAAATGGATGAAGACTCAAGAAGGTATGCTTGACAGTAATGGAAATCCGCTTACCCAAGATGAAGTTGATGCCAAAGTAGGTAAGTACGATAGATCATGGCAAAAAAGGGATAAAGATACCAACTATGCATTAGACGTAAATCACATTAAAAATACTTCACTGTTTAAGACAGCAGAGGATGATGCTTTAGCCTTGTCAACAGGTCTTGCCAAACTTCTTTTAGGTGGTGCAAAATACGATCCTTACGGCGTGAATAAAGACGGTGACATACCAGTATACGATGCCGCTAGAATTGAAAAAATAGAATCTGGTTTAGTATCTATACAGAGTGTGGCTAGTTTAAACGTAGCTATTGCCAGTGTATCTGATTTAAAAACCCAATCAAGTTTGGTTGATTTGGTTAGATCAAGCACACCGGCAGCTAGATCAATAACTGCTAGGTTTGATGCTAGAACAGACAAAGAATTGGACGCAGCCATACGCGATACTTATAGACTTGGTGGCGGTCGTACAAAAGACATAATGAAAGATTATGATTCAACAGACCCTACTAGCGTTATGGGTATAGGATCACTTGGAGAGATGGCTAGTGAAGCCATAATGTATGCTTTGACGGAGCTTGATAAAACTAATTTCAAGATAGGTAAAAAGAAGGATGAGGTAGCGGAGAATGAAACCAATATAGTTTTAAAAGCATGGGAGGATCGTGTTATCCCAGAAGACATGAACCGGGCATCATTCCTTGCGCTTACAAGAGAGTTTCAAACTCTGTTAAGAAATCTTGGGTTTGTAATGACGGATTCAGGCTACATACATAAGGATAAGTGATGAGTGAGTATGGAAGACGCGTTAAATTATCAATAATCCTCGATCTTTGGGAGTGGCCAAAAGGAAGACTCGATCAGAGTATGGACATAACAAAAGACGTGTTAAGTTATACGTTTCAAAAAACAATAAAAAGCCCGGAAGGGGTTTGTCAGTTATCCATACTACCGCAACGAGACGGGGTGCATATACTTGATACCATTAAAATAATGGACGTTATAAAAATATATGAGTTTGATACTCTGAAGTATATCGGGTATGTGACTCGTGAATCGTATAGCGGGGCAATAAACACCGATGGTTCACCTTCTAGGGGAGCGGTTATACAGTGTGCTCAAATGGGCGGGCTATTGTTATCGGCGTCTATGGGTTTAGGCATGGGAACTCTTTTAGGTAAACCTGAAGAGGAATTATCTCAAAAGACCGCTGAGTTATCTGTCGCTCTTGAAAAGGCAAGTGACGATGGTTCGTCTTTTGGGGAAGTTGCTGATCTTACACTAACTGCTTTTTTTGACTACATCGTGGCGCTCGGTGGGTCCGGGCTTATGAATTATATAAATGAGTATATTGATACTTCAGTTGGAATTCAATGTAAAAAAGTTTCTGGGTTACCAAAAACTTATGAGCTTATGACCGGCACTGAAGAATCAATAAACATTTGGGACGTGCTCAGTCAAATGGTAGAGCGACCGTTTAATGAATTATGGGTCGATAACGGGCCTCGAACAGTTCAGATAGACGGTGAGGGAGTGAACTTAGGCGGTCGATCCTGTTTGGTATTTCGGCCTACACCGTTTGATGGTACAGTAACCGATGGAAAAGTAGGTAAAGCTTTTGATGCTCTCCCTGTTGTTAAAATTGATAAGGATCATTTAATATCGTTTGATTTAGCCCGTAGCTTAGACGAAGTATACACCGTATACAACGTAAAATCGCCAGCATTTTTGCTTAACGATATTGTTCGAATACTTCTTGGAATACCTAAAGTTGACAATAATTTAATAGGACAATATTTAATGAAGCCTATGGTTGTGGAATTGTTTTTTACTCGTTTGTTAAAAAAAGAAGGGGATGCTGTAGACCTTATAAAAAGTAAGGCTGAAAAAGTGGCAACTGAAGCAGCTACTACGCTTTACAATTGGTACTACAATAATGCGAATACTTTTTCCGGTGTTGTAAGCATGATGGTTCCAACTGATAGCTCGCTTGACCCATGTATAGGTGATAAAATAGAAATATACGGGATAGAGGGTCAGTTTTATGTGGAAGGTATATCCCATAGTTGGAGTTACCAAGGACCAATGAAAAGTGATCTATCCATTACTCGTGGTATTGGAAAAGATAGAACAAAACTGATTGATAGCGTATTCGTAAACAATCCAATAGGGATGGCGTAAATGATATTACGTGATATTCGGGTATACCAAGGTGGGTGTGATTATACCTCAAAGTTTTCTTCACCTGCCACACTTATGCCGTTCATAGCTCAAGTTAAAAAAGTATACTCTGAAAGAATGACATGCGATGTTTTGTCCATTGATAATCAAAAGCTTAATAATATTCCTATTTTAGTTAAATGTGGTTTAGTTGACGGAGAGCCATACGGTGAAGTTGACCTACCAGCTATAGACGATTACGTGGTGGTTGGGTTTGCGTCAAATAACCAAAGATACAAAGTTATTTTAGGATCGTTTATACCATATCTCGCTAATGAATTCATGGCTGATTCTGTGAATTCCGCAAACAAGACGTTTACCAAAAAGTTGTTGGAAAAGGACAAGCCCCTTACCTATAAGCGTATATTTAAAAACGGCACTACCATAGAAGTGGAAGAGGATGGTAGAATAATAGTAGAGACACCCGATGGGACACATATACTTTACGGGGGTGACGATAAAATTCTTGAAATAAAGGATAGCTTCGATAATGCGTTTACCATGGATACCGATGGGGTTATCGTGGTGGACAAAAACGGAAACGATATCACCATGGCTTCCGGTAAAGTGACAATCAATGGGAATCTTGAGGTAGCAAATGGCCCTTAAAAATGTTGCAGTAGCTCAGTTTTCTCATTCCATATCCAATCCACTCGTGGTTGCTACCGTGGTGCATTCTGGGACCCCTTCGACAACCTGCAAGGCCGGTGGCAAGGGGATATGCAAGGATGGGCACACTATGAGCGTTTCCGCGATCATGGTGCCTTCAGTAGGTGCTACCATACCCGATCCGGGTCCGTATACTGCCACGTTCAGCAAGACCGCAGCCAAAGTGAAAGCGGATAATACCTTGGTGCTTCGCGTCGATGATGAGACGGATACCATAAACGCGAATCCGAAGATACCGGGAAGCCCCCCAGTGGTTTATCCGGTATCGTTCAAATTAAAGATAAGCGATGCTGGGCAAGCGAAAGTGAAGGCACAATAACATGAGCATAGACTTTTCAGGAGCAAACAGCTTTTTGGGTCTTGGCAAAATGGGGAAAGCCAATGTTGATAAAACAATACCCTATGGATCGAACGCACCACGTCCGGACCTTCAAGGTTTTCTCACTAAAAGCTGGATGTTTGAAATACGAGATAGGAAAACGCAAAGCACGTTATATTCTTATACCCTAGTTCTACCACCACAATCTATATCCATAAAAGAGCCGCAGCGAGTGAGTATTACGAAAACGTTTGGAAACTCGTTTGTCGATGACTACGGAATGGATAACATTCAAATAACCATAAAGGGAATATCTGGAACGGCTCACGCGTTTCCAACGTTGTCTATAGGGAATGGCACGTCTAAAGTAGGGTACAACGCTTCGGACGCGTTTTATAAGTTTAGGGATAACATCATACGATTCAAAGAGTCGGCTGACTGGGATCAATGGGAACTGAGGGTGTACGATTTAGCCGACGAGCAATCATACCTTTGTGTTCTACTCGATTTTACCCTTGATAGAAACGCTGAGTCTCCGTTGCATTACCCTTTTAGCATAAGCTTATTCGTATACGAGTCTTTGAGTACATATAAATACAAGCTTAAACCAATTGTAATATCGAAATACCCAAAGGGCGCTTTGGATAACATAAATAAATTACTTAATCTTATGAAGAAACTTAATCAAGGGTTTCAAAGTATCACCAACGCCATAAGTATGGTGAATGCAAAAGCTTTAGAGCTTCGTGCTCGGTGGGATAAGGCGCTTGATACTGCAACGAATATACTCGTATCACCTCTCGATTTGGCGCATAACCTAGTTGATGCTGCGTTTACGCTGCTTGCAATCATACCGGATACCTATGATGCCGTGGTTTATGTAAGCGACCGATACGTGGATAAAAAGCTTGGTGCCTTGGAGTTCGCTAGAACTATTCTTAACGAATCCCTCCGCATATATGGGTATCAAATATCTGAAGGCTGGCAATCAATAAAAACATTATCGTTTGATGTAGACACGGGCATGGACGTGGTGGACGATGGCACCGTAACGAGTGTTTCCAGAGCGTCTTTAGCTTCAAGTTATTCTTTTTCTGGTTTAAATGTGTACACTATAAAAGGAAACGATACGCTTCCGAGCATAGCACTGAACGAGCTTGGAAACTCTGATCTGTGGCCCTATATCGCTAACGTAAACCCGGGGATAACCAACAGTTCCGATCTGGTTTCTGGTGAAACTCTTTTTATACCGGTTAAAACAAGCAGCACCCTGTCCAGTAATAAAGAGCAGTTTATATTTTCTGAAGACGTTACCCGTGATCCTTACGGATCAGATATACAAATTGACGAGACAGGTAATTTAATGTTTATTGGTGGGGAGGCGGCCACCATATCAGGTATAGAAAACGTTAAGCAGGCTATAAACATGCAGCTTAATACCGAGGTGGGTAGCATGATAAAGCAGGCCGGTTTCGGTATGGTAGCTCAAGCCGGTTTTGCTGGAACCTCCATGGCATTAAGTTATATAAAAATGGCGGTACAGTCCTCTATAATGAAAGACCCGAGAGTGGAAGCCGTAAGTAATATCGTCGTGAACTTGGAATCGGATTCCGTGTTTTTAAGCATGGATATAAAACTTGTAGGTTCTGAAACTTCGTTGTCGGTTCCGATAACAATATAAGGGGATAGTATGGCAACAAACTTTAGCGTTAAGACATTCGATCAAATAGTTTCCGACATGACAGCATGGATTATAGCGAATGCGCCGAGCATAACCGATATGTCCCCGGGATCGGTAATACGCTCGTTTGTTGAAGGCGCATCTTTAAGCATCGAGGAAGTGTACGTGGCCTGCTATCTTGGGTTTCGCAGGTACCTGAATAACGTACAGGAAACTGTTTTTGATTTTGCGCGTAAAACTGGAACGAAAGCTAAAGTAAACGTGGTGTTTTCAAGACTGGTAGCCGGTGCCCAAGTGGATATACCGGAAGGAACCCGTTTGAAAACCGCGTCAGGTCTTCGCTTTATTTTGGACAGCGCAACCTATATAGGCAACGGGTTGACTGCTTCAGCTTCGGTTCCAGTTACCGCCGACGAAGTTGGTTCAAACTACAATGTAGGGTCGGGAACCATAACTACAATCGAGGATTCTATAAGCGGCGTTGATAGCGTAACCAACGCGCTTGCAGCGACCGGAGGCGTAAACGTAGAATCGGATATAGCGTACAAGAATAGATTTCAATCGTATATCGAGGGCTTGGGAAAATCAAACTTGGCCGGTTTACGTTTTGGCGCTATGAGTGTCGAAGGGATAACCAGTGCGTCTATCGTCGAGCTGTTTCCCCCAGTGGCTGGTGTTAATGTCGATTTGTACGTTGACGATGGCACAAGTATCGGGCTTACCTCAGACCAGATCGCAGAGGTGCAAGCGGTTATCGATGGTGATGGGACTGAAGAAAACCCCGGGTACCGAGCCGCAGGCATAAACGTTCAGGTAAAGCAGCCGGGAAGGATCACCCAGAACGTTTCTGCCACGCTATCCATCCTTTCAGGCGTCGATACCGATCAGCTAAAGAAAGATGTGATCGATGCGCTTACCAATTATGTAAACACGCTCGGTGTTGGGGCAGATATAGTGTACAATGAATTGATAGCATCCATAATGGGTGTTTTTGGTGTTATCGATGTTAGTTTAACTTTACCTGCTGCAAACGTAGGCGTAGCTGCCACACAGGTCGGCAGGTTGGGTACCGTAACCCTGTTTGGAGTGTAACGCATGAGTGCCATAGACACGTTCAATAGCACAATCTCAAACGCAATAAATAAACAGAATCCGGACTACCTAGCGATTTTTGGAAATCCTGAGTTCGTACCTGCTGTTGAAATAACGAAGTCGTCTGATTTTAATTGTGGAGCGTTATGCAATGAACTCGAAAATCTGCGTATGGTGTCTACTTATTTTGTGCGTTCTTTTTCTCTTGATATTGCAGAGGGTGGAAATCTCGATGCACTTATAAACGCGTTTATCGATCTGCCTCGAAGAAACCGAGGGGAGCTTGATTCCATATACCGAAAAAGGTTCAAGACGATTGTAAACCAATCGTTGAATAAAAGAAGGACAACGAAGTGGGCCATACTCGATGCACTGCGCTATTTTATAGCCGATGTAACCGGCGCGGTTCAGGTAATAGAAATATTTGAGATTACGTCTACTTATTTTCAGTTGCGTATTGAAGGCACGGTATCCTATGAGGACGCTATGTTTTTAAACAACATCGACACCGGATACATCGATCAAAACTTTATAGGTGGCGAAGGTGTAGGTGAGGTTATATCGTATATCGGAGAACTCGTTGACAGGATAAAAGCGGCGGGTGTTGATTACGATTTGATTTTCGTAAAACAAAGACGGGTAACGAAAACATCAAGCATGATTATAGGAACGGTGCAGGTTTATAAGACCGTTAAGGCTTCGGTACAAAAAACAATAAGCTTTAATAAAACTGTAAACGCAACGATAGCTTAGGGGGATCACAATGAAATTAAGCGATAGCCGTGGTATAAAAACTTCACAGTGGTTCACCAACGAAATGCTTCGTCAAGAAGACATAAACAATATAGGGCAGACCCAGTATCAAAACTTGGTAGACTCTTTTGGCGTACTGGTAAAAGGAAATACCAGTGGAAATATAGACACGGTGCTTGGTGGGCTTGAACTTGTTTGGGTTACCGCTTTAACCATGTCGCTTAAAGCTGGTATAGCGATGTCATTCAGTGGATCGTACCTTGAAGGTAGGGTATGGGGATTTGTAGCTTCACCGGAGAAAATGTTCATGGTGGTTGTTCCTGAAGATGTTTCAATAGGTTTGGTTCCCGGTGGGGCTTCTGCACGTATAGACATTTTAGAAATCAGACCTAAGTTGAATGACTACGATTCAAAGTCGCGTAACTTTAAGGACCCAGTAACCGGGCTTATTAGTACGGCTTTGGTGTCAACAAAAAAAGAATATGGATACGAGTTTAAAGTAACTTCAGGAAGCGGTGGGCTTCCACCAAACGGTACTCCCGGATGGATAAAACTCGCAGAGATACGGGTTGCGATTTCGGCTACAAGCATAACTCAAAGTGATATCACATATTTTAACGAATCGTGGTTATGGTCAAAAGATATGGGATCAACCGCTTTAAATAGGCTACAAAAAGTAAGTGATGCAAACTTAATCGCACGTTGGTCAATGAACAATGTGCCGGAGATACCAGACGACCCGGTTGGCGTGACGTATTTGCAAGATGCGTGGGCGACGGTGGATGGGTGGAATGGAACAAAATGCACAGTTAGCAAGGACACTGTTGCCAGAAGTCTTACTGTTGTAAATAACTTAGCCGGGACTAATTTTGCTTATAAGGGCTTATCTGCCGGGGCTTCGACATATACAATTAGAGCAAAATTAAAGATTACAGCAGGGACACTCACCAGCTATAGATTAGGAGTTAATCGATCAATATCAGGATTTAGTTCAGGCGGAAATATTACGGGGATGTCTCTTGGTATATCAAAAATAGTAGATATTACCGTAGCTACAGGGGCGGAAACTGTAGCAGGATTATTTTTAATAAACGAGGGTGGTTCAGTAGGAGACACTTGTGAAATCGACTGGATTTACGTTGGCACTGGCGCATATCTCACCAACTCCCTCGTTGATAATTCCGGCAACGGGAAACACGGCACTATTTATGGAGCTACCCCGGTAGCTGGAATATCTGGTAATGCGCTGGCGTTTGATGGGGTGAATGATTATGTAAGCACGTCACAAGTTGACAATGCAACGGCGTATATGTCTTATTCTGTTTGGATTTATAAGATAAGAGATTTTAGTGCTATTTCGGTTGCAGAGAGGATAATTAGGACGAGTTCAGATTATCCGTCAATATATTCTTCTGCACCATATAACGCACTGATATTTAAGTTGGGTTCGGCAATAGACATAACTCGATGTAGTATACCTAATTCTGCGATGGCTAATGGGTCGTGGCATCATATCTGTGCCACACTATCGGGCAACGTAGCAAAACTGTATTTAAATGGTAATCTAGTCTCAACGCAACCGACTACTGGAGCGAGCTTAACGTCAGGACTAGGCCCAGTTCAAATAGGAGGCCCAGACTATTATTACAACGGCACCATCGACGAACCCCGCATCTATAACCGTGCATTATCCGCAGGTGAAGTTTATAATTTATACCTCGAACAAGGAAGTGGTGTAGACTGTCAAGTAAAGTCTAGTACACCTGTTATAAACTCTTTAATGACCAGAGGTGCTTCTGGTTGCGCACAAGTAAACAATCCGGTTGCGGATTTAGACATAGTAAATAAGCAGTATGGTTTAGCTATTGGACAAAATCTTGTTTCTTTGTTTTCTGGGGATGTTACAACAAACTTACTAGGTTTATTGGCTGTATACCCTTTTGGAACTGCATCGGGTGGCATAGGTACTTCATCTAGTCCTGAAGGTGTATCTACAAAAGTATGGACCTACACATTTTTTAAAACTGAACGAGGAACTATTACTGGAACGGGTTTAGTTATTGCTACAGATAACTTAGGTGCTATGTATTTTAAACACATTTTAAATAATACGTTAGGATCGTATTGGAATGAAATTTTAAATTCCGCTATGCATAGTACATGGAAAGGTGAAATAGTTAAATTAACTTCCGGTTCAGGAAATTGGACTGTTCCAGCAAATGTTTATAAATTAAGAGTTACTTGCATTGGTGGTGGCGGTGGTGGTGGCTACGGTAATCAGGCAACGTGGAGGCGAGCTGGTGGAGGCGGGGGCGGAACTTGTATCAGTTTAGTCGCGGCCTCCGTTATAACTGTAACTCCGTCACAGTCTTTAGCCTATTCCGTTGGAGCCGGTGGAGGTGTTGGAGCCGGTGGAGGAAGCACTTCTTTTGCAGGCGCACCTACCTGTACCGGTGGAGGTGCGGGTGGTGATGGCGGGGTAAGCGGCGTAGGAGGGGCTGGGTCTACTGGTGTTCAAGCGGGAGCTTGCGGTGGATCAGGGACTGAAGGATCGACAACTCCGAGTACCTATGGAAACGGTGGAGCCGGTGGTGGTGCGGGTGGTGCAGGAGTTGCAGATTCAATAGGTTCAAATGGAAACTTTGGTGGCGGCGGCGGAGGAGGCTCTTCTTATAATGGAAATGCAGGAGGTTCTGGCGGTTCTGGTATCATAATCATAGAGTATTAAGGAGTGATATTATGTTTACTTACATCATGGTTGAGAACGGAATAATAATGACAGTTATGTTTGGATCAGCCGAACCTGCGAATATTCAAGATTACTTGGTGTTCCCGTATCCTTGTGATCTTGTTTCTCCGCAGACCGTAGCTGGTCGCCGTATTGACGAGTACGACGACAAGGGTATGCTGAAAATAAAAGAGGCGAATCCGGAGTCATAGAGTATTAGTAGATTATTCGTTTTAAAGGAGTAGTTGTATGCGATTACCAAAAAATCTCGATCCCGAGTCTTTCAAAGACGGAACAGGTTCTCTTCAAGTCTTTACTAACTGCTCAAACTTAACAAGATGCCACCCATAAGGATGTGAACTATGAAGTACGCAAACGCACGCGGATTAAAAACTCGTCAGTGGTTCACCAACGAAATGCTGCGCCAAGAGGACATAAATAGACTAGGGTATGAATCCTATCAGAATATGGTTGACATGCTTTTAAACATGAGCAACCAGTCCACGGGCGCTGAAGTAATAAAGGGATTGGATTTTACGTTTGTTACCGGAATGTCCGTGCGAATGGCTGCGGGTTCCGCGTTGTCTCATACCGGGTGTTACATGGACGGCGATACGTGGGGATTCGCGGCCAATCCCGACTATAGCTTTGGCGTTATTGTACCTGAAGACCAAGTATTAGCTTTTGATAACGGAATAGGCGAGACGTTTGACAGGGTTGATATCGTAGAAATAAGGCCGGTAGTTACGAACGTGGATTCCGTTACCAGAAACTTTAAAGACCCGATAACCGGTTTGATAAGCACGGCGATAGTGGCTACCGGGAAGCAGTATACCTATGAAGTGGCAATACGAAAAGGAAGCGGAGGGGTGACGCCGAGTACGACTGCGGGGTGGATAAAACTTGCAGAGGTGCGGGTGGATATTGCGGCTACAAGCATAAGCCAAAATGACGTTACTTATTTTAATGAATCGTGGTTGTGGTCGAATGAAATTGGAATTACAATTACTAATAAATCAGTTACCCCAGCGCTAAGCTCTACAATGAAGCGTGACGCGGCGGGTAGGTCACAAGTAAACAATCCGGTTGCGAATTTAGACATAGCAAATAAACTATATGTTGATATTTTAATACCTTTAAACATTATAAGTATTACTGGTGCCCTAGCATTAAGTGATACGACAAAAGATTTGTTGTTTAAATGCTCAATTTCCAACACCAATTATCAAATAGTATTACCCCAAGCAAGTTTTAATACAGGTAGAAAACTAACGTTTTTTAGAACTGATACTAATTTGACTTACTGGGGACTCGATATTGTACCCTATGGCAGTGAGCGTATAGGCTATTCTTCAGGTGGTGTAACTAATTTAATTCGATTAGCTTACACTAGTCAGTATGTATCCTTAGTATCGGATGGCGCTGTGTGGGTACTGGTAGCCGGTTCAAGTTCCGGATACAAAAATATTGTTGGGGCGGGAGCACTAACTCTTAATGCCCCAATTACGGGTTTATATCAACTTGAGCTTGTGGGTGCAGGTGGTGGTACGGGGGGATGTGGCTCATCTTTTATTTTTGGTGCGAGTGGCGCAGGTGGTGGGGCTTCGTTAATTTTGCAAACGTTATTAGAAATCGGAGTCTCGTATGTTTGTGCTATAGGCGCGGGTGGGGTTGCTGGTGCAGCTGGAAATAATGCGGGAGGTAATGGAGGCCCCACATCTCTTAATTTGAGAGGGTCCGTTCTTACTGCTGGTGGCGGTTTAGGCACATCGGGTATGGGTGCGTCGGGTAGCAACGCTGCGGGTGCTGGTGGTGTTGTTAGTGCGTCCATAGGCGGTGCAATCACCATAAATGGTCAAGCAGGGGAAAAGGGAATGTATTTTGCGACTACACCCGCTGTTTGTGCTTCAGGTGCAGGCGGGGATTCCCATTATGGATCAGGTAGACGAAACATAGCTAGCTCAGGTATGAGTGTTTCAGGCGATGGCTTGTATGGCGGTGGTGCTCCCGGTCTTTTATTCACCGCAGCAAGTTCAATTCAGTCGGGAGTTGCGGGTGCTGACGGTGCAATTATAATGACGTTAATACATGGGCTATAGATATGGGAAAATAAAATAAAACTTGATTGGGGGTTTATATATGCGGTTACCAAAAAATCTTGATTCAGGATTTTTCAAAGATGGGACAGGTGAGTTTTCCATGATGCGCCTAGTAGTTTACTATGGAGTGCAACTAGCCAAGCTCGTGGTGTGGGTTGGGCTTATCATAACGCCGGTGGAACTATTTTGGTTAAAAACCAGTAACACACCATCTGGAATTATCCTTGTCGGCATAGGCACGGCCATGTTCGGTATGGGAGAAGCAGCGAAAGCGATACAGGCGAAATCCGAGAATGGAAAATAGAGGTGAACCATGAGCAAGAAGCTTTTAAAGGTTATCCTTATATCTGCGGCTGTCTTGGTCGCCGGGGGTTTGGTGTATGAAACTATCACATCGCTTCTTTCTGAGTCTCGTTCTTCTAAACTCGTTGCCACTCTCCGCGCAGACAATAAGCGTATCAGTGGAGAGCTTACAACAGCTCAAGGTCGAGTTGTTGAACTCCAAGGCTCTGTTGAAGACCTCAAGCGAAGCAGTGGAGTCATTAAAGACGAACTTGATAGAAGCAAAGAAATCGCAAGAGGACTCAGAGAAGAAAATAATAGACTTGAATCTGAGCTTGGAAGAAGCCGAGAAGCTGCGGCTGGCCTCGGCGTTGAAAATAGCAGACTTAGAGACGCGCTTATCAATAGCATTGGAGGAACAAACTCGCTTACAGAATCGAATCGACTTCTTGGAGAGTCGCTTGATCGTGCTATCGGAATCGTTGATAAAATTACAAGCGGATTTTGATAAAGCAACGGAGGATCACATAAAGCAGATAGGTGTACTGGTTACCGGCTACGAGAGAAAGTTAAAAGTGTATGGAATTATTATCGGGGTGCTTAGCGCGGTTGTCGTTGGGGAAACCACGTATGTAATTATCTCCAATCTGATGAAATAGTGCTAACTGGGCAACCAGTTGGTAGCTCTCTCCTGCCGGTGGACTGACTACCCACCGGCTTCTTTATATGCTGTAAGCAATTACGAGAAATACATCGAATTTTAAAAATTAGTGCTTGACAGCCAAACGGACCGGGTGTATATTTAGTAAGAATCTAATAGAATACTATTTTGAGTAGCATAAGGAGGTAACCCACATGCTGCTATCCCTGAAAGACCAATGCGTTTCTAACCCCAAGCTGTGTTCCCGAATCAAATACCTAGCCAAAAAGCTCAGAGGATGGTACCCGTCCTACCTCGATCTCAGCGATGCCGAAAATGATTTATGGCTGAAGCTGTTTGACGCCATAGAAACAAAATACGATGGCAGCATTCCGATAATCGATTACGCTTTCGATGTAGTGTTCTCAAGCTATGGGCACCTGCTTGTTAAGAATGTTGAAGCATGTACTAACCCAAAAAAAGAAAGCAAGACGAACAGCATCTCATATTTAGACGAAGTGCACTGCAATGGTGGCCTCGTCGATACGTGTTATGTTGACGTTGAAACAAACTACACGCTTGACCAGATTGAGAGTGATTTAAAATTAAGGTATGAGAAAAGTAAATCGATGTACTTTGATTTTGTTACATTCCGATACCTGAGACAGGGTAAAACAGACAAGCAATTTTGTAGTGACTACTTGGTTACGCGTAGCACGTGGGCGAAGCATAAGGCAAAGGTGTTGCGCTTTGCTCGAAAGTATGCGTAAGCAAATAAAGTTTAATTATCAGGGAGTGGCAATGCAAAATAAAGATGAAGAGCGGAAGGCAAGATACCATGAGCTGCTTGAGACTCTTACCAGAACAGCGGCCCGGGTAGAGTTCCTTCAGGAATGCTTGGAAAGTGGAATGTCGAAGCGGCAGGCTTCAAGGGAGCTGGTCAAGGTGGAGCCGCTACTGAGCCATGGATCAGCCGAAACAATCGTGTATATGAATTTCTCCGGGAAGTATCGAACAAGCAAACTCGGGATAAAACGAGTGATCGCGCCGAAGGCTTCCAAGATAACCACGCCGTCAAGTGTGGAGGATGATGAGGGGCTGTTATGAAACCTGCAACTGATTTTATCACTGGAATAATAAAGCAGTATCACGATTTAACCATAGCTCCACAGACAGTCGTAATCTATTTATTTTTAGTGTCAAAAAACGATAAAGAAATTACGACTAAAGACATCGTGGAAGCTACAGGTATAAACGTTAAAACGGTGCGTAAGCATCTCAAGCTCTTGGAAGCGCATGACGCTATTACTTTTGGCCCAGCTAAAGGAACGGAGCATCGCCAAAAGGTTATGGTAGTTCCCCTTTCGAGCCAGACCATACCCTCGAATAAGCTTAGTATTATATACTCTATACTTAACATAGCTTCTCAAAAGACTAATGCGCATATTGTTATGATAAACAACTCTATAAGTAATAAAGATAATAAAGAAGATGATTCGAGGGTATGGTCTGGCTCAGAAGGATACGTCGAAGGGCTTGGTGGATTGAAAGCAGCAGCGAGGCGTGCTGTAACTATAGCGGTGGCTCGTGGTGAGCTTATACGCCCATCGACCTGTTCGGCTTGTGATGCTAAATGTCACCCGTCTGCCCATCATCATAAAGGGTACGAGGAAGAAAGCTGGTTGGATGTCCTTTGGCTTTGTAATAGGTGTCATGCTCAGGTGGAGATGAAAGGTCGTAGATTGTCAAACAATTTTTCTCTTTGGGATATCCAACACGATGCTGACTGGGCGATAGCAAAGAAAGAGCTGGAAAAATACTTTAAAGGTTTTGAAATTGATCCTAACGTTTTGGTACGCAAGCGAAGGTTTGAATCTCTTATCAGTTTACTGTCTGAGGAAGGGTTTGATTTTGCAGGGTACTGTGCTTGGTACGCTGGGCATAAGTATGCTAGTGCTGGTTTTAATTTTGGTTTATTTTTATACCCGAATGTGATAGCTGAATATCGTGACCGTAAAAAAATTGAAGGTAAGTATTTGAAAACGTCATCTAGGTTGAAAGAGAGTGACGGATTCAAAGCAGATGTGGATCGAACAAAAGATTTCTTAAACCGCTTGGAGGATGAATAATGCGCGTAGAACTTAAAAACGCAATGCTTGCCTTGAAATCGGAATTGGTGAGTAGCCATTCCGAGTGTGGTGGTTCTGGGTGGTTGACTCCGGTGGTTCCCGGTAAGCCAAACCCGTGCAAATGCATGACGGTGTTTCACTACCTGAATGCGTTGTTGGAATCAGGCATACCTCGTGATTACTGGTGGCTTGGTCTGGACAACCTTGATGGCGTGAGTGATCTTTATAAAAAGTTTTGCCACTGGTATATCAAGCGCCTGCCTAAAGCCACAACACATGCCCTTGGTGTTTTGTTTCTTGGCGCGAATGGAATAGGTAAAACATCGATGCAGTGTGCTATCGGTAAAGAGGCTGTGGTGCAAGGTTACAAGGTGCAATACTTTACGGCGCAGCAATACATCGAGTCTCGAAAAGATGAAGCAGGATACTCGGTGGAATACGAAAATGCCGATGTGATTTTGCTTGATGAACTTGACAAGGTGTACATAAAAGCGAAATCAAACTTCGTAACAAAAACGTTGGAGGATTTCTTTCGTAGGAAAACCGCTGAAGGTTCATCACTGATCGTGTGCACTAACCATGACGAAAAGACGCTGGAAGAGGTTTTTGGCCAATCCACCATGTCGATGCTTCGTCGCCACTTAAAGTTTCTTAACGTAGAGGGTGACGACTACAGCGACACGCTTCAAACGAGATGGGATACCATAATGGAATCGAACCGGGATTACTTCGATGCTTGCATAACCGATATGGCGCAGCGTCTTATGGACCGAGAGCAAGCGGAGGATGATAATGTCTACCAAACCACTTGATGAGAAAATACGAGACGCGGCTGAAGAGTTCCGTGATCCAGAGATAGAATACCAACTTGTTGCTTACTTATCCCGATCAAATCCGGTCGCTGCTGGTATGATGCAGAAAGCGTGGCTTAGCGATATCCTTTTGCAGGACGTGTTTTCTGTCGTGAACGATTTGCGTATCACCATGTCGAAACCCATGCTCATAAACGAGATGAATGAACGGGGTTTGATAGGGAAAGACGAGGATCAGCTTTACGACGAAGTGGTTGACCAGTTATTTACGGTGGACGTATCCCTGTTCAATTCCAAAAATGTAAAGCACATGATGCTTCAGGTATTGAAGCTCCACGAGACGCGGGGCATCCTTACCGGCTGCGGTGAAATAATCGGCGGCATGAAGAATTTTAATCTCGACGATGCCAAGCGAAAGCTTATGGTACTTGGCCGCCCGGTTGATCTGGTTGATACCGAAAACTCAGGAATGTATCTGGATGACTATGAAACACGCATAGAAGTAATGGCCCAGAAAAAAGAGGATTCCGAAAACCATGAAGGTAACGCGGGAATACCGACAGGGATATACCGATTTGACCATCTCATTGGTGGCATGATGAAAAAAGAGTTTGGGCTTATTGCCGGAATAACCGGAGTTGGAAAAACAGCTTCGTTGGTTAATTTCGGGGTGCACGCTTGGGTACGCGGCCACGATGTAATGCTGGTGTCGGGTGAAATGTCGAAGGAGGCTTTGGAGTTTCGCATCGATTCTTATTTGACCGAGATATCCGGATTGAAGTTCCGTGTAGCCAACTTGGAGGATGAGGATTTTAAAAAATGGGATGACACTATAAAAATGTACAGGGCCAAGCAGCACAATATGCTGTACGTTGGCGCATACACTCGAAGGTTTACGGCTGAGAGCATTGAGCGCGATTTAATGCGCATTCAGGAAGAGACAGGCCGAAAAGTAGAAGTTATATGCGCTGATTATATAAACATAATGGACCCGGTACGCCGGGCGGGTAAGGGCGGTTGGGAGGATCAGGCTGAAGCGGTGTGGGATTTTAAAGGTCTTGTTGCCGAGCATGACTTGGTTGGATGGACTGCCGGGCAGGTTAAAGATGAGGCATACGAGAAAGAGCTGTTCGATGCGCAGGACCTAAAGTATGCGAGAGCGATAAGCGAGTGTGCTCCCGTCATTGCCGCTCTTATACGGTCTGAAAAAGATATCATCGAGAATCGAATGAAGCTTCAGATTTTAAAAATGCGTAACGCGCCGTTACCCTCTAGGCCGATTGTGCTTACTCCGAAGCTTGATATCATGCGGATACACCAAGACGTTTATGAGACGAAGACGTTGAGCGGTAGGCTGCCCGATACTTTGGACATTAAGAAAACATCGCAGCGAAGTGCCCGACCAAAGAAGACGTTGCATGAGCATTGATGTCGAAAAAATATTAGACGATCTTGGCGTGGATCACTATCAAGCCAAGGACAGGTTTATGGTTTGTTGCCCATTCCATAATGACTCGGAGCCGTCATGCGGTCTTTGGGTGGATACCGGGTACTACAAATGTTTTGGGTGCGGCGAAGAGGGGAGCTTTGCTGAGTTTATTGCGAAAGTGGATAACGTTCCGATCCAGCAGGCGCTTCGCAGGCTGCGCGGTCAAACTGGTGTAACCGATCTGATGGATTCGCTTGGCAGGATGCTCGATAAGCAAGAAGAGGTGTTTCAGTTTTATAACCTGAAATCATTTTTAAAGGCGTTTCCTGCGGTTGAAGAAAATAGCGAGGCTTGGGATTACTTGATAGGCCGGGGGATGACGCCTGAATCGATAAAACGGTTTAAGATGCGTTGGGGTGGCGATACCGGAAAATACCGTAATCGTGTCGTACTGCCTATATTCGATCCGGACGGAAAACTGGTAGCTTACGTGGGCCGAGCGATATACGCGGAGATGCGACCGAAGACCAAGAAGAGCCGGTCGCCTCATAGGACATTTTTTGGGATATACGAGCTTCTTAAAATATGCCCTAAGCCAAAGGCGCTTGTGATTGTCGAGGGTGAGTTCGACGCGATATACCTTCAGCAATTCAATATTCCTGCGGTGTCAAACATGGGTACGTCCCCTTTGACGCCGTGGAAAATAAACATAATACGAAAATACGCTAAGAAAGCTGTTTTGGGATACGATGACGACCCTGCTGGCCTTACGGCGATGTACGGTGTCCATAACGTCCCCGGTAAGAAGAATCGTGACGGGGAACTTAAAAAACTATCACGTTATGTTCCGGTAGTATCTGCCCGTTTGATCGAGGGTAAAGACCCGAACGAGTTGGATGAGCAAGAAGTCGAAGAAATATTTTCACTATGGAGGTTTCAAAGTGTTTGATTTCGTAATCGGATTAGGTCAGGGCGGCGGTAGGCTTGCTCAGTCGTTTGGAAAAGGGTTTGACGTTCCAACCATGTACATGAATCTTGCCGGTGTCGATTTCACACACCTTGAAACCGACAGAAAAAACGTCTTGATTTTTGAAGAGGGTGGGACAGGGAGAAACCCCGAGTTTGGTGAGCAGATGGTAAAGAATCGGTTCGATGACGTTAAAGCGTTTTTAACGCGTTCGTCGTTTGAGGATTCAAAATACATTCTCGTCATCGTAGGCGGTGGCGGTGGTGCCGGGACCGGGTTCATGTTCCCATTGATCGAGTACCTGCTTTTGAAAAAGAAAGAAGTGTTTTTAGTATTCACGCTGCCTGAAGACCGCGAGGGCATTCCAACCAAGCCGAATGCGTTGGTGTCGCTCGACCGGCTTATCGCCCGATACATCCAGCCTGAAAAAATATCAATCCTTTTGATCGACAACGAATACTGCGTAAAGCGGTACGGGAATGGTGAAGGGTTTGATTACTGGGGCGCGGTAAACAAAGGCATCGTAGCTGCGTTGAAACGCTTCTGGCTGCTTACCGAGATCGATCGCTTTGCTGCGTTTATCGATGTGGCAAGCGGGTACAAGGC